CGACTTTAGGAGGAGTGTGAAGGTTTGAGCAAAGAGCGAGAGGCTAGGGTGACAATATTGGAGAACGTAGTGATACAATATTGGTGGCATAGACTTTTGGGCAGGCGGCCTCTCGCGAATTGGGTGCGGAGCTTAGCTTTCCTAAAATAGCACGGAAAGTAATAATATCAGAGGCCGAGGTGTTTTTTTGTTCCTCAGCCCCTATTTTAGAATCTACTATTTTTCATATGACTTAGCCAGAGAATTACTAGTTCCAACAGTTCATATTTGTTTTTAACATCACTGTTCTCCTTGAGTCTTAGTAGTTGTTGTTCTATGTCGACCTTTTTCTTTTGGTAATCAACTAGTGCTTCTTTCAGAGTTTTTCTAGTAAATGTCCCACTAATCGCACTACTGATTGTCCAGAATTCATGAGAGAAGTCATAATCAATCTGACTCTTGTAATCTACGAAGAAATTGACACCTTCTATCTTTCCAGCCTCTTCTATGGATGCCTCGAACTTTTCATTGTACAAGTTAACAATACCTAGGATTGGAAGGATAGGGACAAAAATTTCAGTATTGATCTCATTTGTGTCTATGTCTGGATATTTATTGCTCCACCTCTCAAAGTCCTTGTAGAAACTTCTTACTACATCTACGTACCTATATAATTCTTGGGGTAGTTTTTTCTTGAACTTTTCCTCCATTGTTTTTAGGTTCTGGATTGCGGTATCTAGGTGTGTTAGTTCTTCCCAGTACTTCTTAGGGTTAGTTTTCTTTAGTTGGTATAGCCTGTTCTGTCTTGCATTGTGTGAGTCTACCTTTTCATTATACTCATCAATACTCTTCTTCGACGTTCCAAACCAACCATGAATTAATCTATCCCATATATTCTTTCTGTATGGTTTTCTATCAAGGAGCGCAAAATTTTTACTTCTTAATATTATCATAGCTTACTTTTTACGTGATTATACCAAAGTTTTCTAAGTTCTTTTGAGTATTCTTCACTATTACCCACTGCATTTTCGTCGTGGTAGTTTTCATTATCCTCAATCTCATGTTTTAAGAAAGGTAAGATGAGGTCTTTGAGATTGTTTACTTCGCTGTTTGAGTATGTAACGTGCCAAGTATTATTATTGGTATTGTATATGAAGTAGTAATCATATTCTATATTTGACATGAGTACTATTTCACCATCACTTTCCATGTCTTTCTTATAAGTCCCTACGCTATCATACTTTTCTGATAATCCTGAGTCTAGCCTGTATATGATATTATCAGTCCTCAGTATATGATTTACTCCCTGATCATCCTTACCTACCATCCAATTCTTAAGTGGTCCTGCGAAACTTTTTATTGCCTCTATGTACTTATAAATATCTTGTGGCAGTTTTATACCATACATCTTTTCAAATTCACCTAGTCTTTTCGTAACTGTGTCGAGATTGTATAGTTCAATGAGGTACTGGCGAGGATTATTTTTTAGAAGACTGCTAAGTTTTTTCTCCTCTGCGTTATGCTTGCTCACGTAGGTATTATATTTGTCTACACTTTCCTTCGATGTACCAAACCATCCATGCTTGAGTCTGTCCCAGTTATTTTTATAGTACTGTTTTTTCTCAAGCAGGGCATATTGTTTTGTTCTTAAGATTATCATGCCTTACGTTCCACTTACGATACTTCCTGAATGTGGTGCGCCGGTGAATGGACATGTTGGTATGCAATTAAAGGGTCCACTCATATCTGTTCCTGCTGTTCCCTTTGTTTCTAATTTACCGCCAGTTATTTTTACACTCGGCGCTTTGATTTCCGCATTACCCTTACATTCTACCTCTGCACTGCCTTCTATCGTTAGTCCAAGTTTTCCACCAGCTTTTATATTGATGTTCCCAGACTTATCAATTTTTATCCAGCTAGTTGGTTCAGGTGTTGTATCTTTTTCTTGTTTATCATTATATTCACTGGCAGGGTCAAAGATTCCGATAGTTAATTCAGACTCTGTCATCTTAATCATCTTTCCCCTTGACCTTATACCAATGAAATTATTCTCCTTTAGTTTTTCATAGAGGTAGTAGGATTTGTATGTAGGATCCAATTCAAGTAATACTACCACATCACCTACTCTTGGCTCATCTACTTCCCCTCTCTTTGGAAATGCACGTAGTTCTTGATTACGTCCAGGGATATCTACTTCTACTGTATAAAGGTCTGGGTCAAGTATTTTTGTAATTGTTCCTATACTATATTCCATTACTTCTTCTTATTATTTCTTTTCTTGATTCTATCTACTGTATTTATCTCAGCACCTAGGGCAGCACTCTTTACTTTCTTAGATACTCTTGGATAGTGTATTCCTGCCCCTACCATTGCTGCCGCTAGTCCAATTTTACCGGCATGTTTATTAAGTGTTGGTGCATATTCCATTGCATTAGCCACTACTTTTCTACCTGCCTTCGTATCTCTTAGTATTTTTCCTACCTGGCCTAATCTATCGGCGCTAGTAGTTGCACTTAAGTCTATAATTGCTCTAGGTGCTAATTTTGCGCCGAGATAAGCAAGGCCACCATACTTAGCTGCATCTAGTAGCGGCTTACCTGAATGATCTTTTAGTGCACTCATACCAGCAGCTCTTTTTGCTTTCTTAGTTATCTCTTCATCACTAAGTCCTCTCGCCTCTGCTTTATCAGCCGCATCTCTCGCAGCTTTAAAATACTTTTCAGAATCAAGTTTACCGTTTTTATCATTTACCCAACCAATACCTTTTCTAGAGTCTGGAAGTGCAAAGTTTTTATTTCTCAATACTATCATGCCTTACTTTCTCCACTTTTCTAGGGTTGTCTTATTCAGCCTACCAGATTCTCCATCGTAGACATATAGTTCTCCATTCTTTATGTTTGGATTTACTACCAGTGCACCATTTTCATTTTCCCCTATGATATGGAAGTCTGCTGGTCTACCGTTTCCATATGAATTATAGCCATTTCTTCCTAAACTTCTATAGGTGAAAATTGGATATCTATATCTTGATTTACCTGTGACATAGTTATTCGACAGGCTTTTAATCTTATTATATAATTGTGGATTATTAGTCTGTAGTAATTTACCCGTATCACCGACTAGGCTCCTATAGTGTGCCTCTTCTTTGTCTAGGTTATAACTACTTAATGCGTCAGGATTAGAAGGTTGATTCTCCCTAAATTTCTTAGCCAACCAAGCCGCCCCACCAATTGCCAGGGGTACCGTTAGTAATGCACCAGCTTTTACCAGGTCACCTTCTCCACTGTACATTTTCCTTCTTAGTATGATCATTTCTTTGTTTTTGTTGGATTTTGTTCACTACCTAATGCGATCTTACCATTCTCTTCAAGTCCTACTAGTTTTGTTGTCCACTTTGTATGGTATCCGTCTTCAGCCACATTATCTGAATCATCAATGGCTATAAAGAATTCATTGGACTTAACTAGGTAATACTTGAAAGGCCACATCTTAGAATCTACTGTTGTCTTCGAGTCTCTTGTATATTCAACGACATCACCTATTTTAAACTTAGGTACTTGTCGATGTGTTATGATTATCTCTTGAAACATGTCAGAGTAGATGTAGGATGTGTTATAGTTCAAGTTCTCACTCATCTGGTAGTAATCTTTGTGTACTATGCTCAATGCTCCACCTTTCTGTAAGACTCTGGGATTAACTGGCATTACATCCTTATATTTCTCTTCCCAAATATTTTCAACCTTACTATAGAGTGTTGGTTGATATTTCTTACTAAAGGGTGTTTCTTGTGTGAAGTCTGAGTCTGCGTGTATTATGAGTTTTGGTTCACGGTTTCCATATGAGTCAGAAAGTCCCATAGTTTCTTTTATCATGAGTCCTTCTAGTCCAAACGTGAAGATACTATTTCTCTTATACCCTAGACATACCCGCCTTAGGAAATCTTGATCTGTTTCATGATTTTGATAGAGCTTTAAGTTTTTTGCTTGTAAGTCAGTATCACATCTCAGGTCAACTTTCCCTGGATATACACCTCTTATGGAATCCTCAATACTATCCCAGACAGAGGTATGTTTTTCGTCGAAGAATTTTTGATCCCCCACGCAAACAAACTCGATATCTAGGTAATTCTTCTCATGCCATCTGTTAGTAATGAACACGGGAATATTATAGATCAGACCTCCTTCTTGTTCTAGTGTGATAGTACCTGTGTGTTGTTCCGTTATTAGTTTAAGTGATTCAGACTTTCCCGCAACCTCAAGTCTCATTTCACCCCTTGCTAGTTCTCCACCAAGTTCTTCATATAAGTGGAGTGATTGAAAACGGTAACCTGATTCAAACCAGGGCTGAAAATCAACACTAGTCTTATATGAATTTTTATATTTCATCTTTTACATTCCATTAAGCAAGTTATCGATTACAGATTTAGGATATACATTTAAGACTGTACCTTTTGTGTAAGATTCAAGACCCACCGCACAAGTTAAGATAAGGAGTCCTGTATATTTTGTGTCTCCGTATATATCTTTTGCAATTAGGTCTGGTCTAAATTCGTATGTCTTAATAATGTATGGTTCCTTCTCTGCTTCGAACTCTTTAAGTTTATCGAGGAGTACAGAGTTAAATACATCATACCCCTCGATATAATTTTTCAGATCCTGCTTAGTACTTTCAATTCTACTTGATTTCTTATACATTTGGTAGTCTATTTTGATTTGATGCCTTTACCTTTTCTAGTGATCGTTTCATTTCATTCAGTATACCACCATCTCTACCTTCTGCAGACTGACTAAGATATCCTGCGCTAGCTCTACCACTAATAAATCTTTCTAGTGATACCGCCGAATATTTAGAGGCCGGACGTAGCATGATGTTAACTTCAGCAAATAATGGAGAGATCTTACCACTACCGAAAGGATCTTTTACCATTTCCTTGCTTTCATTGATACTGATATTACTGATTACTAAGTTCTCGATTGCATAGTAAGGTCCGATTCTAAGTTTCAATGTACCTTTCTGAATTAGGTCCACATCCTTAATATCGGCCTCAAAACCGGCGGGAGGAGTTTGCCAAGCCATAACAGTACTAACAAAATCCTCTACGTCTTGTCCTAGTGCTTTAAACTTGACAGGTACATAATCACCCACTGCATAAGGTAAGAGTCCTATTAATTGATCTGTTACTGTTAGGTATTGTTTATCCTTATTTACTCCATGCCTATCAATAAGTGTGTCATACCTGTTAATAGTTGGAAAGATAGTAAATTTCATACCAAAGTTACTACCAAAGTCTGTACCAGTACCTGTATAGTAAGTAAATCTAGTACCCTTTACATCAAGTGCCCTAGCTAGATATTTTGCCTGTGCTGAATAACCACCTGCCGCAGCCTCAGTAAAGATCTTAGAAATTCTACCCACTGTCGCTGCTACATTATCTCCAGCTGACTGACCTGCATTTTCAAACTGTGCTGACTTACCTACCATATCTTGTAGTGCCTCTGCAAAGATCTTAGCATACGGCGCCTTAGGTCTCATTGAATTCCAGAACGATCCAATTTCATCTCCACCAAAACCAGTCCATTCATTTGTAACAGTTACTTGAAAATCCTGGTTAATAATAGATCTACATAGTGGAAGTTTACAGTACGGATATTTCACCGCACTGTTCTTCTCATCTAGTATAATAGTCTTAGAATCTTCCTCTTGTAGGTCTGCTGGAAACTCAACCCAATTCTTAACACCTTCATCATCCTTAGGTTTATTAGGATCTTCCCAGGTATTAGGGTATAGACCAACAGATAACATAGGGTTTCTAAGTTGGAGATCGTAATAGAATCCACTAAGTTCTCCAGTCTTGTTATTATTATGTTTCATTACTTAGTCCATCCTCGAGTTTTTACTGTTTCTTTCTTAGGTGCTGTATTACCAACAATCTTAGAAAGTAGTTGATTGGTTAGATCCTGCTTTCCTACTAGTTCTGACATATAAGCAGAGGATACCTGATTAGCAGCAGCAGAGATCTTTTCATACTTACTAGCCGCTCTATTAGACACCGCATCCTTATTAACATTTGCCCTACTAGTTCTACCGGCGAGTGTTGATATTCTCTCCTGATCAAGTACACGGAAAAGATCTTTATTAGAATCAACCATCTTTTTAGGGGCGATCCATTCACCTTCATGTACATAACCAACTGCCTGTCCTGTATCACCTACCCTAGTAAATCCACCAGTTGCATGATAACTAGGCTGACTCCAACTACCAGTAGTGAAATTGTATTTAGTTTTTATTGGCGCTAATAAACCTGCACCAGTGTTCTTCTTTGCATCTCTTGCATTCTGTGGAAGTTTACCAGTCTTTATAAATGCCTTTCTCTGTTCTGCCGTCAAGATTGTTGTAGTAGGTCTCATAGGTATTCCTTCAACGTTACCCTTAAGACCCATGTTATACATCATATCTTCACCAGCTTGCTTTTGCTTGGCCATTATCTGATCTATCATGTTAGTGAAAGGGCTCTGAATATTAGGATTAACTTTCATATTCTTGATCTTATTCCCAGCATTTTCTGCATCATTGAATAATCCTTTCCACCAATTTACTAGCTTCTCACCTAATGACATGGACTTGTTAGAAAAAGCCTTGAAGTTCTTATCTGAATCTGCAGAGACTTTATCCATGACTCCCTTGTTTTTCTCATAGTTTGCCACAGCTTTTCTCACATCCTCATTGGCAGTCTTCATATACTTGTTCTTCTTGTCCTCTATTGCCTTAAAGTTCTTATCTAGTTTCTCAAGATTACTTTGAAGCTCTTGTCCAAGCTTTTTAGCAAGTGTATACTGTCCGCTATCCGTCGCCTCTTTAATTAATTTTTTATACTTTGCAGTTGCCTGGTCCTTCTGAGTTTTTATACCTTGCATCTCCATATCAAAATTAACATAGGCCTCTAACGATTTATCCAGTCTTGATCTATACGCAAGTCCCCTATGTGCAGAATCACCGGCTTTGGTATTATCTGACATATTACTTACATTAGATCCTAGCAGAGTTCTAAGCTTTGCAGATTCAATTTCTAACTGTTTTTGTAGCGCCGCTCTCTTATTTGGGTCAGTTTCTCTATTAATCTTATCTCTCAGGTCTTTAACTTTTTGATCGGCTTTATTATAGGTGTTCTTGAAATATACACTATTGAACCAAGTCTTAATATCATCTACTTCACCACCGTCTAGATCTCTTCCCGCTCTTTCAGTGAAGTATGTCTTTATGTCTTTAAAATTACCCTGTCTAGCTGCAGAATATAGGTCTCTTAGATCTTTATTACCACTGTCACTTAGTAGTCCCTTAGTAACAGACCTTATAATTCCATCTCTACTGCTACCTAGCATCTTTCCATCTACATAAAGACTACCTCTTAAGTCCTCTAATGTAAGATTATTTAATTCTCTTTTATGTTGGAGTTTGTATGTATTGGCTTCGTTCCACATACCAACTCTTTCGTAAGATGCTTTTCTACCTTTATCATCAAGACCTACCCAGTACTTTTCAAATGCATTATAGTCATTAATACCTCTTCCTTTCAAGTACTGTCTATTCAGTTTCCAGAGTTTACCAGCTTCACCTTTAAGGCTTAGTAGTTTTTTCTCTTTTGCTAGTTCTGCGTCTGACTTAGCATCGAATGGTTGACCAATTGTAGGTAGTGGTCCGCTTGTTGATGCACTATCCCATGCAGCCCCAATAGATCCTGCAATACCACTAACATCAAATCCACCTCCTGCTACATTTCCTGCTGCATTTGGGTCGAAAGATACTGAATTAGAATCACCAAGATAACTAGCAGCACCTTTTAAGTATGTGTATGGGTCAGCTTCATAATAGATCTGTCCCCCGTTATTATTGAGCTGTTGGTTAAGAGGCGTTCTACCAAGGCTCATGATGAACGTGCCAAAATCTCTAGCTGCAAGTGAACCTCTAAATTTACTGAGGAACATATTTAGCTTGGCATTCATGTAGTCTTGTACAGATCCATAGGTAATATTCTTACCGCCCCTCTGCATTCCACCAAAGTTATTCTGATTTCTTGCAGCAGAACTAGTACCACCTGCAGATTCATAGCCATCTTGTGCAGTAAAGAAGCTACTAAGTCTCCCTGCATCTTCCTCACTCATGCCTCTCTTTTTCAAGACGCTATACCACTTAGCCTTATGCTCTCTCCAGAAACTAGCTCTATCGGCCTTAAGATTTCCGGCGGATACAGTAACTGGCGAACTAAATCCGTATGATGGAGCACTTGCCATTCCTCCTCCAGCATATCCTCCACCTCCAGAGAAAGAACTACCTCCGCCAGCATATCCACCGCCGCCTCCATAGACTCCGCCAATGTGATCATTATAACCACCACTACCAAAGCCTCCGAAAGTGTTAGGTGTATCATTGTAGTTACTGCCGAGATAAGGTGTTCCACCTGTACCGTAGTTTCCAGAGTCTGTATCTCCCAGTGGTTCTCCGTTTGCACCTACTCTGTTAATATGTCTGAGAATAACTCCTTGCTTTCTTCTATGATAGCCAGTGTTAATACCACCCCACATGTTTTTCTGTAGGTAGTCTGACATCCAAAGTCTACCAGAGAACATACTAACATGACCATACGCATGACCAGGCATTTCTTGTTGTGCTAAGATATCGCCGGGTTGTGGTCTCCAATTCTGCCAATCGACTGGTGCAAATCCTACTTTACCTAAGGTTCTAGCAAAGTCCCTTGCATTACCTAGTACACCTTGTAAGCTATTAGCAGGTAAGTGCAGTCCTGCCTCTACTGCTAGTCTTACATACATTGCACAACTAGCAGCGGACCTAGGCCTAACATTTCTCTCAAGCGTTCTACATGCGTCAGCTACGAAGAATGGTCTAGCTTTTCCATATCTAGTATCTACTCTACCTGGCATTGTTCCCCATCTAGCACCAGCACTATCATGTTGATTTGTGGATAAGCTACCAACAAACCCACCTATCATGTTAAAGCCTTTATTAGCATAACCAATACCAGCATTAATTCCGTCTACAATGCCATTGCCAAGTCTCTTAGAGTTATTTACAATTGCACCCATAGATGAATTAGCCCAGAATGCATTTTCTTCTGCTAGGTTTGAGTTATGTAGGTTCTCAAATTCCTGAAAGTCCTTACTATATTCGTTGATATTAACGTCGAACATAGTCTTAGGATCTTTACCTGCCCTTGACCATTTTGCACTAGCTGCCTGTACACCACCTGCCCTACGAAGGAGTGAGTTTTGTATTTGACCTAGTGCAGCAATACTCTGTTCCTTGAAAGACTTAACTCTATAGATTCTACTAGCGAGATACCTAATTGCCTCAGGTGACAAGCTATAGAAGTCATAGAAACCTACTCCTTCGTGAGGATCATCGTAAGGGACTAGCTTATACTTATAGCCGTTTGCAGTAGCTCTATTATATGCATTTGCGATTTCACCTCTAAAATAACCCAGTGGACCAGTATTACCTAATACTGCACCTGCTATGCCACCTCCAAGTACATATCCTGGTAATGAGTGTCTGAATTTAGTGTTTCCTGAGTTAGCTACAGATTTTGCTAAGAATCCAGGGAAACCTCTAGCACCCATTGCATTAGCTATGTTATCGGTAATTGCCATCTGAGTCGTAGCACCACCGATACTCTTGGCATTTTCACCAGCATAGTCTTCTTCTGTCTTGGGTACTCGGATCGCCTTCATTCTGACAGTAGAGATCATACCGGACCTAATGAGTTTTCCAGCATCACTACCGAACATCTGCTGAACGAAGTCCCTATCTACAGTAACGCCGCCATTCTTAGTTGCATAGTCTTCCATTCTAGAAAAACCTGCTGCGACTCTGGCTGTATCTATTTTACCTGTTGACGCTGCATCTCTATAGGCACCCATGATATCTCTACCCTGTGATATTTGGCCGGATACAGAACTGGTAAGGTTTCCACTGCTATCTAGGGCCCCTTTCATCAAGCTGTATTTCTTCTGTCCATTCCTATTTGCGACAACAGCAGCAAGATCACCAGCATCTGTATTTTTAGCTAAGGTAGTATATTCATTGTACATATCCCTCTGCATCGCTGCATTGGAACTTTTAATACCTTGTGTGCTAATATTTGTCTTTAGTGCGTTCTGTATTCCCTTTTTCGGGTCAACCATTGCAGTGAGTATATTACCAAGATACCCGGCCATACTAGACAGGGTTAGACCAATATTACTTAAATCAATATCTGGGAACTTAATAGCCTTCATAGCAGCACCTCGTTCCTCAAATCCATGGTCTAATTTCATCTTAAGGTAGTCAATAAGATCTTTACCTACTCTCATAAGTGCCGTTCCTACTGTATCACCTTTTCTTACATCACCACCAAAGAAACTAATAAAGTCAGCCCTAAATCCTTTACCCATTCGTGCCAGTGAGTTACCGTCAACACCAACACCGAAATAATCTAGTCCGCCTTTTATTTTTTCACCGACCCAAGTAATAGCCTTTAGTACCTTGGTCCAGTGTTTTGCTAAGAAAGTAACACCAAATAGCATGAGAAGTGTTTTAAACTGTCCACCTACTGAGTTACCTATTTCTTTTGGATTAAATGTCGTCATCATTTCTTTTCCGACACTCTCCATTTTTCTTAGCATCTTATTTGCACTCTTAGTAAGACTCCACTCACGTCTATCGAAATCTCTACTCCTACGTAAGCTTTGTTCTTTCTGGGCAGCGAATGCATTACTTACCCATGTTTTAAATTTACTTTGTCCGGGATCTGCTTGTCTTGGTGCAGAACCCATAGATCCACCTGCAACATTATTAGTAGTAGTTGTGTTATAGTTATTGTTAATTACTATATTATTTGGTACTACCTTTACACTTCTACCTTGGGTCCTCTGTACTTTTGGTTGTCCTAGTCCATATTTTCCCAGTATCTGTTGCGTTTGTGGATTTACTTGCATGTCTTGAGATCCTGCCATACTAGCTATTTCACCCGCTTGCAGCATCATAGAGTTAGATTGTTCATCTTGATCCATTGCAGCTCGTTCAAGGGCAAGGTTCTGTTTTCTCTGATCCTGTATTGCCTGAATCTGATTACCTATTGCTTGATAATCTGCAAGGTCTCCTCCCCGTCTTCCTGCAAGTTCTCTAGTTCTTTTCTCTAAATCTTTATCACTTGCTGCCATTATTTCTATTATCTAGACAGGTTTAGAATTTCTGTAGTTCCTAGTTGTTCACCTTCACCACTTTCATCATCCTCACCCTGTTTATTTTCTGCTTGTACTTTGTTGACACCCTGTATTGTCTGCCCCTTATCACCAAAATCAATAAGTGGAAAGTCAGGGTCAGTTCCTTTTGATGTTTCTATAAATTTATCGTACGTATCTCTAAGTTTAAACAGGGCACCAAGTCCATAGTGCTCAATATTATCAACCTTGAGAAACTTATTTAAATAGAATTTTAGTTCCATCAATCGGGCAATTGACATAGATGTCTCGAAAGAAATCGACAATAAGCGAATCAACACTTACTGCCACACTCCTCCTTTCCTCAGGCTTCTTACCTTTATTACAGTCTGGACAAAATACTTGGACGGGCTCTAATCTATCATAGTAAAGCTCTCTCAGTGCCATCAACATTGTAATATCTGAGTGTTTTGCGCCAAGTACATCCTGCTCAACTTGATTACCTTGCAAGTCAAAGTCTTTTATGAGGGCAATAGTTTTAATCATCTTAAGGTCTGTTATCTTCCTGAACTTAAGATAGAGTTTAAACACCTTCATAAAATCATTCCAAGTTGGTACAATAGTTTCGTATTCATGACCACCTAATTCAATCTTAGCGCCATTCATTACTTTTTCATCGATCTGCTTGAAATGGATGTCCTTGTTAAAATCAATACTCTTACTAATTGTCTTTCCACAGTCAGGACACTTAATATCTACATGGTAACTGAGATTTTCACTAACTGTACAAAGCTTCTTATAGAATATCAAAAAATCAATGTCCATGATATAACAATCCCTGATATTTGGATCGTCTTTAATTAATTCATGAACATCAAAATAATACTTACCCAGTGGATCATCACTCGGTACTTCCCCAATATAATTACAGATTTCTAAGAAATTGTAAGGTTTAATTCTAACACATGGGAAGCTATAACCATAACCTCCACTTGGTAAGAGGGATACATTTATTTCCATACTTTTTAGGATTTAATTATGAAAAGAAAAACAACTATGAACTGTTTTCATAGCTGTTGTGTTTATTAAAAGTAAAGAGGTGATTATTTAACAGGTCAGGGGTCTATCTAGTATTTCACAGACCTGATTAGTAATTCTCCTATATTTAATTACAGATCCACTCACCCTCCAGTACATTATATTTATATATAATTTAATTATTAATTATATATTTGACTCGGGAGACGCTTTTAAAATCCAACCGTAATCTATTAATAATCACACTCTTTCATGTATAAGGAATCTAGGGGCTTACTCATCCAAGTCTTCCACCTTAGTTTTCTCCCTAACTTCCTCTTCTTCTTTCCCTAGCTTACCATTATCTTTATAGTAACCTAAGTCAAGTAGGGATTCTAATTTAATCCCATATTTTGTAAGATTCTGTTCAATTACCTCTTTGCTTGGAACTAGTTTTTTATTATCAACAGTCCAACTAACAACAAGTATACCTATCTCCTTACCGCTCTCACTACGTAGGAAATAGAGACCGGACAAATAACTATCCTCAACCATCATAGAGTGAGCATATCTTTTATCTATCTTCTCCATATCATCTACATTAGCAATCACTGTCTTATGTCTACCAAGATAAGTAACCATAGGATGAAGACTAGTTCTTACATTTTGATAGTTCTGTGCTATTTCTGGAATGCCTCTATCATAGCAAACACTCTCATAACACTCACTAAAAAATCTAAAGTGTAATCCTGTTGTAGTTTTTAGGTTATCGTGGAAAATACTAATCACTACCCTATCTGCATTTAAAGATAGTCTAAGCTTTTCTATTTCATTGTTAACACTATTTTCGACGTCGTCTGTTAAGTCATATACAGATTCATCTCTTTCTTTCAGATTATTTCTATCTTCTGTAATTGTCTTTGATATGACTTCCCTAGTATTCTTATCATTTAGTGTTACAAAGAAGCTAACAACCGCCATAAGTAAGATAATGAAGACTATTAACTTTAGAATAGCCAACCAACTTACCCTGCTTACTGTACCTAAAAATTTATCCCAAACATCCGCTAACTTACTAAGAACTGTTACTTTATCTTCTGTTAACATATTCCTAATCCTCTTTCTGCTTTCCTGCTAATCGTTCTCTTCTCATAGCAAGACGTCTATTCTTCTCTTCGTTTTGCTTAATTAGGTTCTTCCTACTAAGTCCATAGAGCCCTGCACCAATGACGCCACCTATTGCAGCACCTTTGACAGCACTCTTACCTGATGCTTTTACAAGCTTTTTAAGTCCATTGGTTGACATTTTTTTTTGTTGCGTTGACATTGTGATTAAACCTGTTTTTTACAACTTCGTTCAAGAAATTTTGTGCCTTTTCTGCATCTTCCGGTTTTACTCCTCTTGTATTTATCTTGTCAACAACCTTTTTGATCTTATCTAAAGTGATTGCATCTTTAGTTACAGCATCCGTCACCTTCTTGGATAACTTGTCACCACCTACTCTAAAAGTTTTTCTCGCTGCAAGACCCGCACCTACGAGTCCCAGACCAGCTACACCTTTTGCTGCATCAGATTCACGTTTCTTGGCCTGCTTCTCAGTCTCTGCGTATTTATTAGTTGGAGTTTCTACGTCTGAAAAATTTCTTCTTACGATTATCATATTATTCTTATTATTTACAAAGATTAAATAAGTACTTATAGTTTTCTAGTTTCTGGAGCATTGACTCTACTTCACTAGAAATTCCCTTAAATACTACGTCTTCTGGTATATTGTGATAGAACTCAACAGCAGTTTTATTAATTATATCTTCTAGTAGTTCAATTGGCTCAGACTTATCACAAAACTCTGGATTAATATCAAGAGGTCCCATGCTACCTAAGACACCCATGAATGTTTCAGCAATCTTATCTTGATAGCTGATAAGATCTTCATATAGGTCATCTAGGTATTCATGTATATCTTTATGTTCTGCTGCCCAATGTAGATTCTTGCATCTAATCTTCCAAGCCTCTACTCTATTTAAGTAAGATATAAAAATGTCTCTGTCACTATCACTAAACTGTTTTACTCTATACTCTATCATTTCTAAGTTATTAATTGTTAGAGTTTAGGGAAGGGAAAGATAATAACACTTACCTCTCCCTCTCCTAGTTAGTAATGTTAGAGATTCTTAAACTCTAATGAATAGTGCTCAAACTTAGCTGAGAGTGTAACATCTGAACGATCACTTTCTGCCTCAGCCTGACCATTATTATCAATACCTGCGTCCTGAATAATTACATTGTAGAAAGTAAGCTCACGAACATCAAGTCTCTGTGCGTTTGTAATAAAGAGTTTGCAATCCATTACTACATCATCCTTACGGAATGAGTACTTTGTCTCACGATCAGAAATTTTTTGTCTCCAGTCATCAAGGAAGTATGTAATTGCCTGATCCTCTCTATCAACAAATGACAGTGTTAAGTTACCTGAGGTTGTTTGGTTGGTCTGCTGATAAATTGCATAACCACCACGCATACGCTTCTCAATACCAGTAACACTAGTATCAACACCTACCTGAACACTATTGAGGCGTGCATTAATAATATCATCGCCTGGATAATAAACAATCTTAGGAGCTGAGAGTACTTTAAACTCCCACATGTCACCACGCAAGAACTCCTTATTGTTGTCACGATAGGTTGAGGTATAGTCAATAAACTTTGCTCTAAGTTGACTACCTCTTACAAGATCTGTAACTGTTGCCATGTTATTAAATTTTATATTGGTTTGTTATAGTTTATTATTATATCTAAGTCTACTATGTTTTTCACTAGGTCACTTATCTTAGTTTCAATTTTTAGACTTAGAGTTCCTTTTTTCTGGTCTATCTTAAACTCCTTAACTAGTAATGATCTTATTATAGAAAATCTGGTCTGTATCTTACCCAGTATACCTTCGATTACTCTTTTAGTAGCACCAGTATTTGGTAGAGATAAGTAGGACCATTTATTCTTTTCTAGTTCTCTCTGTATTTTACCAAGGCAGAATCTCATTAGTCCAGAAGTTTTATAATCAGGGCCATCAAAATAAGTCGGGTAATAGTAGTACTGCCCATTATCAATCATGTAGTTGGCTTTCTTTTCAACTAAGCTAGATTTCAGGTCATCTTTACAATACGTTACACTTCTTTCAATTGGGCTAGTATAGATAATATCGTTTCCAGTAAAGGAGTATGTACCACTAAGTAGACCCCTCAGGAATGTATAGTATGCAGGTCTATACTTACCAGAACTATTCATCATACTCTCATAGAAGTATAGCAAGTAGTTCAGTTTATCGTCTGTATAGTTATTCCTGTAGTTACCTTCATTACACTCTATCAATACTTGACTCCCAGACTCTACTACCTTACCTAGTAACCACTTCCACATAATCTCATAACTACCATCTACCACGTAATTATCTGGATCTGGTAGTAAGATGAAGTCGATATAAGTAGTGTCTTGATACTTGAGTAATGATTCTAGGCCTTTCCTGTATGATCTTCCTGTTTCCTTAGTAGATCCACTGAGTTCCCACTTACCTTCTACAAGTCCCGGATCTCTCCAATCTTGCTGTATATAGTAGTTATCCTTATCTTCTACACTGTAAGGCTTATATTCAGATTCTATGGTTACTTTACGGTTATTTCTAGTATTCTTCCAGATCCCTTGATAAGTTTCTATTAGTCTACAGTAAACTATCTTAGAGTCTCTGTTTATAATACTGTCTATTCTTTTATCTAGTTCCGTTGTCCATGAATACCCAAAGAATGTTTCTACTATATTATACCTCTCGATGGTTACTTTATAATAGTACTCCTCCTCTGTATGTTCGATCTTAACTGTGATATTTCCACTAACACCACCGTTACCAATCGTCCTAGACCAAAATTCGATCCTAGATTCATCCTTACTTAGCTTGTCTAGTATCTTTCTGTTTATATCTACTGCTGGTTCAATGATGAGGCCTTCCATATTATAAAGACCAGTCACATGTACACTAACAGGACAATATAAGATATCCCCTACTAGTTTATACCCTGACCCTGTAAGTTTATCTATTAAGTCCTCAATACTAGAAAACCCCCTAACTGAATGGTAATAATCTCCACTAGGTTCTTCAGGTATACTATCACCGTCATCATAGTAGAACATTACTTTGTCATAGTATTGTGGAAGTATTATGTAGGAACTCTCACTTTTTAGTTTTAGGTTTTTATAGTTGATTCTAAATGCAAGTGTGTGTGTTCCTTTAATGATAGAATCTTCATCTATATTTCCTGCATCGTACTCATCCTGTATTTCTTGTAGAACCTCAACATCTCCATCAGTATCTTCATCAAATAGTGGATGACAGTATGTAGTATGTGATTCTAGATGACATAACCTAAGTGTATCCCTATTACTATGTGACAGTGTTTTTGGAAGTTCTAAGTTTTGTGGTAGGTCTTCTATGTTCACCCAACCACCTAGACTATCTAACCAAATCAGTTTATCAAATGTATAGCCCCTAGGAATATCTTTATACTTACCTTTACCTTCTATGTTTACGTTCTTATAGATCTTACCTGGTACACCCTTGTCTGGTAGATTATTTATAAAAAATTCATCTTTATCGTCAAGGAATGTACTGTAATCTATATAATTTTTCCCACTAGCCCGTTCTTCGTCTAGGATAGGCCTGAATAAGTATAATGTGTTTCCAGATGACACTAATTCTCTGAGATAATCGAAGTCTTTAAAATCTGTTCCAAACCATAATGTTAATTCACTGACGGTTCTTACAAATACAGGCTTCTCAAATGACATCTCAGAATCAACTACCTCTGCTAAGATAATAGAGTCTTCACGCTTACCTTGTGATTGGTAGTTTATTTTAGTTTTTCCTAATTCTAAGTACATTCTTTATCCAATTATTTTTACTTTCTTTGGACTGATCTTTATAGGCTTGTTAAACTTACTAGATATTGTACCGAGTTTCTCAGGGATACTAGTTACTTTATCAGAATCTACCTGTATTGCTCCACCGTGATCAGGATTTTCTCCAACAATACTAAATGCAACTGTCAAGTCATTACCGCCAGATTCTATTTCACCAGATCTCTCCTCTATGAAATCTTTAAGTGTCAGGAGAAGTTCATACTTATTGATGGTACTTTTCTGTGGTGTCATACAGTAAATAGTGCACTTAAAGGTTACATTCTTATAAGGTGCAATACATGTAAACTTCTTATCCACAGAGGTAATTTTATTATATGGTTTTTGATACCCAACGAAGTTATTAAATCCATCTTGTCCATAATCTAAGAAATCATGAGCCTCACTATTAAATACTGAGACTTCCATACACCTCTCAAAATATGTTCTAAACGATTTATACTGATCATCTGCTATCGTCAACCTAAATTCATTACTAAATTCTATGGATGTTGGGAAGCTAATTTCACCATCATATAATCCTGCCGTCTTAGTAGTTAGTTTTGATTTCTGCATTTCAAACGCTACTATCGGCAACCATCTATTATAAGCAGTCATTACACCATGATCTAGCTTATTCCACAAGTTAATTTCTTCGATTGGTGGTAAGAATGATTTTCCACCGTTCTCTGATAAACCTACGAATGGCTCAAATATAATCTCCCAGTATGAATTAGTATCTAGGGTCATTACTTTCAGTGGGTTATTTTTTCCACCTACTACCTTTCCTGCTGTTGTTATGTATGGGCTCTTCTCAAATGTATCAAATAAGTCCTGTACTGTTCTGATTTCACCAACATCTGATACATTACACAAGTCTTCCAGTGTTGTATTCATTCCCTGAAAAGCACCATTACCCAAGTAGTTCTGATTGAATTGATAATCAGATGGGCTTGTTGGTACCTTTCCTATTGCTGCATCTACAAGTTTATTTGCAATACTCTTAATAGACATACCCTTGATGGATTCGCCCTTAGAGTTTGCCTTAGTCCATGATTGATACTCGCCCCTTGCATCAGCCTCTTTTTGTTCTTCCTTATCATAAGGTCGGTTTATTGGGTATTTCTTCTCAATGCTTTCTCCGTGTATTAATCCGGTTGCTGCATCTTTGATTCTCTTAAAACCTCCCTCAATTGCCCCTCTTAGTCCACTTCTAGCTGCATCTGTGATAATACTTGGTTTACCTGGGAGTCTATCACGGTTTACTTTGTGTTTTTTCTCTTGCTCAGTTCTTTCGTATACTAAGAGAGAAAGTGTTTCATCAAGTAGTACCGCCCTAGCCTTTTGACCAAGTCCTTTACCCCAACCACGACCTAAGACAGTTTCTGCAATAAATCTAAGATAATTATTTGCATTTATCGAGTCTATTCCGAATCCAGGTAATTTTGTACGTGGTCTGAATCTAGGACTGCTCATCATAGCTTCCCTGTACAGTGCTGCTTCAAACTTTTTAATACCCTCAGGACTAATCTTATTACCACTAAGATACGTAGACATTAATGAAGATATCTTAGCAGCCCAACCTTTATTTATTGACTTATCTTGTAGGAAGTGCAGAAGATTTTGGTAGTAGTTATTGAGATCTTTATAGTCACGTATCTTGTTAACTAGTACATCAATCCCAACATCTTCATTCCCTGGCTTACTAACTTCCTTACTAAGCTCAATCTTTTTATCTCCTACTTCTACCTTACTAACTTCCTTACTAAGTTCTAAGTCCTTGTTTTCGATATTTAGGTCAGATCTTTTATTGCTTAGGTCTGGGTCTTTCTTGGTACGTTCAACTTTCGCAACTTTCGTACTAAGTTCTTCAGCATTTCCACCTTGATTATCATTCACTGCTAGTACTGAATCATATAGTCCATCAGATTCAGGATTAAACTGTGTATGCTGGTCTGTTGCTGCGTCACTAATTACCTTACCAACTATCCTACTAAGCTCTAGATCTTCCCTGGTATCATCTATCTTGCTAATCTCCGTACTAAGTTGATTATCCCTAGTGTCATTAATCTTACTTACTATATCACTAAGTGGATAATCTCGCTTGTCATCTATCTTACTGACCTTCTTACTTAGTTGCGGATCCCTTTCAGTATTTTCTATCTTACTTATTTTCTTACTAAGTGGGTATTCGTGATCTCCTTTTTCAATCTTTCTTACCTCTTTGCTCAGTTCGGGTTCTTTATTATTACCGCCTACCTTACTAACATCGCTGCTTAAGTTAGGCGCTTCTTTTTTATCTCCCTCTATCTTACTAACAGTCTTACTCAGATTATTAGTTCGATTATCACTGATCTTACTTACTTCCTTACTAAGTCCAGGGTCGCTATTATTATCACTAACCTTGCTAACCTCCTTACTTAGTTTAGGCTCTTTACTGTTACCTCCTACCTTACTAACATCACTGCTTAGGTTTGGGATTGACTTCTCTCCTTCTACCCTACTTACTTTCTTACTTAGTTTTTGATCCTTCTTATTACCTTCGATCCTACTAACATCCCTGCTAAGACTTGGATCGGTCACTGTTTTCTCTATCCTACTTACCTTCTTGCTGAGTTGTTCTTTCTTCTTATCTCCTTCTAGCTTACTCTTCTTTTTTGCTAACTGTACATCTCTTGTATCACTAATATCAGCTCTTGTCTTACTTAACTCAGCTTGATCACGAATACCTTCTATCTTACTAATATCATCACTTAGTTTGTATTCATTATCATCTTTAATTCTGCTTACTTCTTTCCCAAGTTGTAAGTCATTTCCTACTCCTTCTATCTTACTAACAACCTCACTTAGCTCTGCGTCTTTATGGTTATTTACTTCTACCTTACTAACATGCTTACTCAGGGTTGCACTCTTACGTTTTCCTCCTAAGATCCTCTCAAGATTCTTACTAAGTGCATTATCTGTTGTTCCCGTGTTTAATACTTTCTCTACTTCCTGACTTAGTACTGGTTCTTTATTACCGTCTCCAATCTTCTCGACCAGATCACTAAGCACTTGAACCCTCTCATCACTAATTGTCTCTACTGTCTTACTTAGTTCATTTTCTCTCAGGTCGTTTAGCTTCTCTACTTCCTTACTAAGTGATTGTTCTCTTGTATCTTGAATCTTCTCAACATCCCTGCTAAGTTCATTCTCTCTATTATCTTTTATAGTATCAATCTCAGTACTAAGTGGCGTTTCCCTTGAGTCATCTATTTTCTCAACAGTCCTACTAAGCTCTTTCTCCTCAACACCCTCTATCTTACTTACTTCCTTACTGAGATCAACCTTCTTTTCTCCACCACCAACTTCTATGATTGAATTAGATAGGGCTACATTCTCATTTGACTCTATCTTCTCTACCTTATCTGATAGTGGTACTTCGTTCTTTAATTGTCCATTGAAACCTATGACACCAATTTTATCTTTTTCTAAGCTAGTATTCTCCTCATACTCTGTCCTAAGTTTTCTAAGATACTTACCTAGGGCTGAGATTTCTTCTGGCTTAGTAAATTGTTCACAGGATCCAGGAACTTTATTATCTTTTCTTATTTCCTCATCCATAGTTTTTACATGTCTAGTGTTTCAATAATACTCATCAACGTATAGGAGAATAGTGTATCGCCTGTTTCACTATAACCTTGTTTTAATGTTATCTTGAATCTATATGTTCTCTTGTCTCTGGTGTATTGTAGTTCATCACCAACTTCTAGAGACCCATCATTAGTAATAGCCTCAACACTATCCCTATTTCTATTCCATACGTCTTTCATGTCGTTCTGATTAATAATGAGTGTTGTTGTAAACTCATCATAATCATTCTCAAGTGTACTATCAGAGGAATATGATCCACCAAATACATTCTTCCACTTACTATTTTCTTTAGGTCTTAGTACTATGAACTTTGTACCTAACATTGCTAGTTGTGCTTTTATTGTCTTTAGTGTAGCTTTGTAGAATTTATTACTCCTCTCTACACTCCTTGATGCCATATTCTCTGCCATACTTTTACAATATATTATCTAAGATAGTACAATAACCTTCCTCATCAACAATATACTCAACTAGTTTAATATACTGCTGAATTGTTAAGTTGTCTGATAGCTTCATAACAAAAATATTTCTATCTAGACTTGTACTGCACCTATTGAACTTAGACAGTTTCCTAATGAAGTCTTCTATCTTAATCTGACTATATTCCAAGTCCATAGGTATATAGATTTTTATGTTCTTAATATCTCCTGTAATGCTGATTGAATCTTTTGGTATTTTCTGACTTACTTCAAAATCTTCTACTCCATCAGACTCAAGCTTTTTCTTAATTTCTTCTGTCATTTTATTGAAGATTGAAAAATTCTTTAGCCTAAAACTAACCATAACTGTTAGAATTTATTATTAAATACATTAGGAGTTAATCCCAATGACATAATCTTCTTTAGGATCGTTGCAAACTCATTTTCATTTCTGATTGCATACGTATAGAGTGATACATTATTTAGCTTAGACTTATTGATCACATTCTTCCAGTGATTATATACACCACCAATCGCCTTATCCTCTTTACTATTATGTACTGCTGATATCATGAAAATACCAGATGCAATAGACATTTGAACGGGCGCTTTATTATCACCCTCTGAGAAATGATGTCCCTCAATGTAATAATTCTTCTTCAATACATTAAGGAGGAACTTATTATTTAACATTCCTCTAGTTGGTGTAATACCTAGTTTTCCCAATGTATCTGCTCCTAGCCCATTAATTGCTAAATCCATACCAGACATAATCACATCAGGAATAGACTTAAGTGGGCTCTTAATGTATGTAAGTGCCTTAGATAATCCACCACCAATCACCTTAACTGCATCATACTTAGAAATACTAGCATTCTCTGAGAAATTCCTATCTTCCTCGTCTCCACATGCCTCAGTAATTCTTCCCGTCACTATTGCATTGTTATCGAGGAGATTAATCTTAGTACCTAATGTATTGCTCAGTTCCATCATAAAATCACAAACTGACATGTAGTTCGTAAATTTGATATTAACTGAGTATGAGTTTGCGTTTAGGTTAATTACTTTCGCATCGTACTCCATACCAAAGAATTTTCTACAGTATGAATCGAGTACTTTATTAACCTTATCTAAATCTTCCTTACTTAGACCAAAGGTATACATAATTACTTGGTTGTCGTGGATAGTAAATGTAATCTTATAGGCAGTTACGTTTCTATCATTGAAGCTAAATTTCTCCTCAATCTTAGCTCTCTTATCTACGTTCTCACCGACTACAATACCAGCCACTTGATATACACCAAACTGACGTCGTATACCTCTATCTACTTCTTGATACTTGATACTTGACATTGGCTTGTGGAAGTAATTTAGTAGGAGCTTTGTTGCAATACCTCCTAAAGTTCCCCACTTAGCACCAGTCAAAGCACCACCAAGTACTGTACTATCATCCATCAATCCTCCAGTTACTGCACCGATACCAGCTCCAATGCCAGCACCTTTACCTACAGTTTCTAAGACACCTGGTAATCTATCAAGTGTTTTAGGTCCTGTATAGTGCCCCTCTTGGATTGAAAATTTCTTGTTTCTAAATTTAATCATATACTACTTAGAGCGGAATAATATTATGTGCATTTGCTGCTAGATCTCCGAAAGTTAGTTTACTTCTATCAAGCCTCTGTGCAAACTTAGACTTTCCATATTTCTCTGCAGTTCTCTCTAACTTTGGTATTACCTTCTTTGGAATCAATGGGTGATCTTTAACATAAGCAAGGACTGGTGTTCCCCAAGGAGCTGCTATAGCTGCACCTGCTGGTCCTCCCATTGCAATACCCATAGGAGTAGATGCCTCACTCAATGCTGCAATACCTACTACATCAGGTCTCTTAATAGTAGCCTTAACCGCTTTATTCGTTGCCATACCCACTGGAGTTGTTGCTATCTTATTTGGTGCTGCTTTGATATCCTTAACTGCCTGTACTGCATCCCTCTTTACCTGCATTGCTGTCTTAGGGGCGAATCCTTGCTTTACACCATAGCTAGGAGCCTTACCGGTAAAAACTTGCTTCACTGCATTACCTGCCTTAAGACCTGCATTGTCTAGCTTTGTCATTCCTGCATTAGCTACCTTCTTAAAACCTGCCATAAGTTTTGTAGCCTTTGAATACTGCTTAGTTCTTAGTATAATCATAGTATTTATAATAAAAGTTCTCCATACCAACCAGACTGTAGTGAATAGTTATCACATCTACTACGAAGTTCCTGGTATGATGCATCTACGTTACTTAATACATCCACTGACATATTTGGTAGTTGTAGAGATGCCTTAAGCTGTCTAATATAATCTAGTAAGTGAACCATACACAGGTCCATAAAGAAGTTACCCCTTGCACCAGTTTCTACATCTAAGAAGAATATCGCTGAGTTTTCTGATTTACTATTAAACGATTTCTTTGGTGTGAAGTCTGGAATAATTGGATAACTAGTGAGTCCTTTTAGGCATATAGTTGTCTGTGGTAGGTCATCTAAGAATACATACGGTTTTCTATAGTCCGTTACATATTGATAAGCGCCTGGACCTGGATAACTTGATGTACCACCAAAGCCTGCATATGTATTACCTGAACTTCCTGCGCCTACTCTCCACATTGGCATAGAGTTAAATACAAGGATGACTCTATTTAATGGTATAATACACTTAAGCCAGGATGTAAAATTAGATTTCAGCTCATAGTATCCATCACCAATTGAATCACATGGTACTAGTTGCTCTCTATCGACAGTACTTTCCCATATGAGAGGGGTAGTTAATTCAAACTCCCTTAGTGCTTTTTTAAATATCTCTAGCAATACTTCATCTGCACTAACGTAGTCATTTATTCCAAGTAGTTCATCCAGACTGTGTATTCCTAGAAGTGTAGACCTAATAAATACTTTCTTCTTTAAGTCTGATAGTAATGTTTTATCTGCCATGCTCTTTTATATTATTTGGCCACACGATATTTTATAGTAGAGGGTAAGCAGGAAAACTCTACCTACCCTCACTACCTATGTAATTTTAAATATTTCCTTCAAATGGCATACCCATATCGTAAGCCTCATTATAAACCTCTACAAACTTGAGAGATCTTGGATAACGAACCTCTACTAAGACACGAACTTTATTCTGTCTTGCTAGTTCATCATTGTTAATGCTAGCAATTGTGATCTGGTATGCATCAACAGTATAAGACATTGACAAGATCTCAGTACGGAAGAAGAAATCAAGTGCAGACTCCATATCAGAATACAGTGTCTCACCAATTCGTCTACCAATAAACTGTCTCAAGATCTTAGGGAATGACTTACTGAGGCGAATGAACAGACGGCTATTTGCTTCATCAGACATAATATTATCTTCTGACTGCTTTGTATAGTTGTCGTTCATGTTCCAAGCCTGTGACTGATTATTCCACATAACGGTATTAATCTTCTTGCTCAATAACAACTGACGTGTCTTCTTATTGAACTCTGTCACTGGCTTCTGATACTGTACTACACCATTTGTCTGACCGATAATTGGTGCGAACTCTCTATCAAGGCCTCTATTTCTACCTACTGCCTCCCAATAAAGTGTACTAGGTGCTGCATAATACTTAAAGCCAACAGTACCTGAATCTACATCCCAAGGTGCACTAACATAAAGCTTATAACTATCCTTGCTTAACTTATTTGCTGAATTAGCAATGGCGAGGTAGTTTGTACTATTTACTGTACTTACTGGATAGAAGTAGTTCTCGTTGATTGCCAAGTTAGCCATGTATGATTGAACAGCTGGTGATGTACAACCGAAATCTGCAAGTCCCTCTGTCTGATAAACCTCATCAAGTGCAAGTCTATCAAATGCCTTCATAATATCTGAATCACTAACATTGAGAATAGAATACTTCTCAGGGTTAATGCCAAGATTTACATGAAGCTCCTCTGGATCTGCCTTATCGAGAGTAATACCCTTCTGATACTTGAAATACTTACCCTCAGACTCAGTACCAACCTTTGCAATATCACCTACCTTTGGCTTAACAATGTGCTCGTTAAGTGATGCAAGTGAAGATTCGTCATAGTTAGCAGTGCCTGTTGTATCCATCTTAACCCAACCAGGCTCCGATGTAGTAACTGTGCACTTGTAGTATGTTACCTGACCACTTTCATTGAGCTTTGCATACTGACCATCTGTACCTTCTACTGCCTTGAGTGTAGTAAGATCTGTATACTCCTGTGCATTGTCTGCCTCTGTACCACTTGGACTATACAACTGCCAGTCTCTTGTAGTAGTTGTCTTGTACTCATAGTAATCAACAGACTTCTTACCAACTACCGCTACATCACCAACACTTGCAGTAGCTGCCTTCATATCAAGCTTACTGTCATATGCCTTAACCTTAGCAAGATCACCAGACTCAAGCTCATCCTTCTTAACTGGCATCCAACCTGTCTGCTTTGATTTAGGAAGATAGCCAAAGTAGTCAAGACCAAGATCGCTCAAGTCATCAGGAAGTTGTAATTGAATCATCTTAAGTGACTTATTCAATTCATCTACTGTTACATCACCACGACCAGCAATCTTACCAACATTGAAATATACTGGCTCACTGCTTACGCTAGGGTCAATTACTGCTACCTCATAGAAATCACGATCGAGTACATCTGCCTTTGGTGAGATTGTACCGTTCTTAGTGAAAGTATCTAAGACGGTTGTAAGTACTGTATAAGGGGAATTACCACCACTATTTACATCTGCCTTACTTAGTTCCTTTGTAATTACTGCATCATGATTAAACCTGCGGATACGAACCTTGAGTGGTGTACTTGAATTATAGTTATTCACTGCATAATTCTTAGCTGGCTTAAATCCTGAGAACGCTGCACTATTCAGGTCCACAATCTTCTGTCCGGGATTTTCTGGCGTCCAATCCTTCTCGCAAACTACTACATACGCGAGACCATCCACGCCACGCTTATCGGACTTATCTAGGACCTCAACACCAACATAAACTTCATGGAATACAACACTTACTGCATCCTTAGGGTCACTTGCTACTACCTCTGCCTTCTCATCCTCATAAAGTGTGTAAGATGGGCTGAAGAAAATAGATGTATCGTTAAGGTATGATACTAGCTCCTTAAGATTCTGTACATAGTAGTCATATTGTGGTCCTTCATCGGTTGTTCTATTACCAAGTGAGCCTACACCATTGATAGATACTGCCCAACCATCTGAATTATGATCTGCACTATCCTTATCAACATCTACTACCAACTTAAACTCTGGCACCTTCTTGAGCAGTTGACCATCACGTACAATATAAACACTATTGTCATCTTTTACGAGTGGTTTTGCAAAGAAGATATCACTAGCCTTACTTGCACGAACTAAGAGCAAGTTATTTGAACCAGCAAGACGATAAGCATTCAACCACATTGTCTCAGCCATTGTATGATCGTCTCCCTTATATAATTTATTAAGTGACTCTACATACCCCTTAGTTAAGTCCTGTGATGAATATGTAGCAATGAACTCTGCCTGGCTAGTAATCAACGTTGGTACTGATGGTCCTGCATCTGATACAATAACACCACCAATAATCAAGTTTTCACCTGCCGTTGGATTTACTGAGGCAGTTCTAATTTTCTCATGAACTTTTACGTACGGTTCCTGAGTTTCTTTCCACTGTGCCATTAAATTTATTCTTATTTAATTAATTAACCAACCTCTACTAGATATACTGGGTAATCTGCTTGTATAAATCCGTCCACTACTGACAGGACTGCATTTAGATTACTCCTAACATCTCGTACAGTTGATATCTGTATTTCGTTATATTTGTTAGATGCGAAATTTGTTGATACCTGAGCTGCTGGAATATTCTTACTTAATTTCCTACTTAAGTTTCTTAGTTCAGGGTCATCTGCTGTATTAACTAACATCTTAAAATCAGAACCATCAGAACTAATTACTAGACAAACCTTAGTACCGAGTAAGTTAGCCTTCTTTGGATCTCTGGTATAATCTTGACCCTCTCGATAACACTTCTTATTGAGCTCTCTTAGTATTGGTGCCATAAGTCTATTATCTGCACCCTTCCTATTGAAATGCTCGTTTAACTGTCTAGCTGTTCCAACTAAGGCTCCAAGTGCTGCACCAATAATTGCACCAGCCCCTGCAAGCATCTTACCTTCTTTAAAGAAAGGGACTTTCTTGACACGTCCACTAGCTAATGCACCAGCCGTTGCGCCAATACTTGCCCCCTTAATCGCATCATTAACAATATAATTACTAAAGTCTTTCTCTCTAAACTTAATCATATTGTTTAATTACTTTTTTAACCGCCGATACCTGGTACTGCACCTGGGCCTGCTGGTGATACTGCTGGACTAGAACCTGCTGCCTTCTTTGCCTTAGCTGCCTGACCCTTAACAGTAGTCTCATCAGGAAGACCTACTAAGTCCTCTGCATTATATTCAGCTGAACGCTCGCCCAATGCATTGATAGCAACTGGCATCATACCATCATCCAAAACTGCTGATGTCAACTCATCATTAATTACTTTCTCTGCCATAATAATTTATTTTTAATATGTTAGTTATTTATCCTAAGATACTTTTTATTCTACTATATCTACCCTTCTGAGCAGGCTGTTGTACTGGTTGGGCTTGTATTGGTTGTACTTGCTTTATACCAGTATTTAACGTCCTCACTGAATTACTTGTTCTGTTTAGTTGGGTAGTTAGTTTATTAAGTGCATCTAATTCTCTCTCTCGAATCTCTCTGTCACTCTTACTCTTCTTCTTATTGTTGTACGTATTGGCCACATTTAATGCAAGACCTGACGCACTAAGTACTAAGAATGGACTTTTTAGATTCTTTACTGTATTTGGATTCTTCTCAGCCCATGCGGAAGCTTTCTTCTTAACATTGTCAGATAGCTCACTTACACTGCTGTAGAGTCCTTGTCTAAATCTGATCATATACTATTAATAAGAATAACCCTCCCTCTGGGTCATATTAGTTTTCCAATCTGCTCTTTCTCTCCTAAGTGCCTGTCTCTTTGCATATTCAAGTCGCTGGTTATAGAATTCATTATCCTTCGCCTGCTTACTTCCCTTGTTATATGCCATCACACCTGCCGTTAGACCACCAATCATTGCGCCAGCCTTACCAAACTTAGCTGCACCTCGACCCATTGCTGATAATCTAGATACTTGTCGTCCAGCTGCGTTAATACCAGGCTTAAACAGTCCTTTTGTTGCACCTAAGACTACACCAGCACCAAGACCAGCCGCAGCACCCGTCGCAGCTTGTTTTACAATTGGCGCATAACTATTGGTCTTTTTCTTTTCAGCGAGAATATCAGCATCTTTCATACGTTTGAGATTATCTGTATCATCCCAGACCGTATAATTTTTTCTTTTTAACTTATATACTGCCATCTTACTGTTGTTCTAGTTGACCTGCCTGTTGTTGTGCGAGTTGTGCTTTTCTATCTTGTGCATCTTGATATTTATATGCACCTGGGTCAAGTGTCTTACCAATCTTCTTAGTAAGTGCCTGACTACCATCCCAAGTTGCCTTAGTGAGACCTACACCAACACCAATTGCACCTAGATTAGCAGCTGTCTTATGATTTTGTATGAACTGGCCTACCTTAACTGCTGCATTATTCTGAGTACCTGTAATACCTTTACCTAATGTACCACCCTTACCAAGTTCCTCAAGTCTCTTACCAAACTTCTGAACCTGCTTAGTACCCATCATACCAAAACTACCAACATTAGCTGCAAAACCTGACATTGTTTGTGCCGGATGTGCTTTGAACTTACTGAAATCCCACCATCCAGGCTTTAAGCTACTAGGTTTGAAATTCTTAACTGCACTAGTTACTTTACCAATGAAACCTGGATTAACTGCTGCATACGCTTTCTGTTGTGGAGCCTGTGATTGTTCCTGTTGTGTTGCCGCTATCTGGTCATTCATCTGTTTCTTATCAGACATATAACCCATTACTGCTGGAACTGCTGTAAAACCTCCGGCCATAACCCAAGTTGATTTCTTCTTCAAGTTATTACCGACCATCTTACCAAAGGATTTTCCCATCGTCGATATACCACTCAATGCTGAATATGCCTTCTGTTGCTGTCCAGTCTGTACTAAGTTTCCGTTCTCGTCTGTATCAAGGCCATTTTTCTTCATATTATGCTGAATGAATTTACCCCCTGCATAACCAGCAACTCCCATAGTAAGACCAGTTGCAACATTACCTGCCATGCTCTTACCAAATGTTGCTCCGCCTGCCTTACCTACATTACTTGCAAGTCCAGCTGCCTCTTTACCGAAACTAGTAATAGCACCTTTAGCTTTCGCAATATTTCTAAGTGTACCAACGGAGAATCCAAACTCTTTCTGTTTTTGATCAAGACTACTCGCTGCTGCCATTGCTTGTTCTGGGTTACTCTTAGCACGTTCTGCAATACGATCAAGCTTTCTATTCTGCTCTTTCAATAATTCGTCGTGCTTTTCCATTTGTTCTGCTTGGGCCTCTGCTTGTTCTTTCATCTGTTCACTCTGATCACTACTCTGTTTCAAACCAAGCAATGTAGAACCAACAGTGAGAGCAGGTCCAATCCAAAATTCTTTCTGCTTATATCTAATCATCTTACAGTCCTCCTAATATTATTAAGACTGCATTGAATCACTAGCAGATTTAAGACCTTTACCCAAACCTCTTGTAGCAGCGGCACCAATACCTGCTCCTACTAACCAACCAAGAGGACCACTTGCTGCACCTGCCAATCCACCTAAGCTAGATAGACCTTGACCAATTGCTGAGCCTAATGTTGCACCACCAGCTAATCCACCGGCAATAGCAGCAGGTTTTGAATCAAGTGCCTTACCAACACCACCTGCAATACCGCCTACTGTATTCTGTGCGCCTTCTGCCCATCCAAATGTTTTTCTTTTTATCTTATATGTTGCCATAATTAGTCGTCCTTTAAATTATTCCATCCTAACCCTCTATTTAGTTCGCTCTGCATTTCTCTTAGCTCTGCCCTAATATCATCAGTCCTATGAAGTTCCCTCTGACTAGTTTTCATCCTTCCTAGTCTGTTGAGGTCCATATCATATTTTCTGTTTCGTTTAAATCCGATAGAGGGCGCATTTGTATTAATGATATTAGAGAAACGTTTTATTATCATCATGCGTCTAATAGATAAATCTTATAGTTTAATCCGAAAGGTAGTATATTAAGGGCATCAATAGCGGAATCAATACTTGGGAACTCTAGGACAAGACTTCTACTAGGTTTATCGTACTTGATTGCATCACCTAATAATTCCTGTACTTGATATTTTAGGTTGAAGTCTGGACTAAATGAGCTATTGATAAACTCACCGCCCTTGTTTCCTCCGTTATTATTGTTATTGTTCTGTTGTCCGTTATTGTTATTTGGTTGCCCGTAATTATTGAAACCACCTCCCTGTTGCTGTTGTGGCTTATTACCTCCGTTACGATTCTTATTCTTACTAAATAGCTTCACCCTATCGTTGTTGTCGGAAAAAATCTTCTTACTTAGGGAGAGACTAATATTACCAAGTCGTCTGTCGTATACTTTTGGAGATAATCTAACGTCATCTGGTAATTTAGCTTTTGCACCAATCTTAAGGTACATACGATACTTATCCTTGTTGAAGAATGAAGTACTAATTACAAAACGTTCGATTACTATATTATTACCTCTCAGGATTGGAATTAATGCGCTCGAATTAATTGTTGGAAACTTATTACGGTCTCCATTTGTTCTCTTCATTAATTCAACATAAAGAGTCCGCATTGCATCATACTCTGAGAAGTTCTTCTGTCTGAAATTTATCATCCTACTTAACTATTGATAAATTATACTTAACACCCAATATTTCTATAATGTCTAATGCAATACCTAAGTGACTTGTCTCTCCAGTTACTGTCCTTTCTTTTGGATCTGTATCTGTGATTTTCATGTTGAAGTAATTCGGGTCGCCAATTAGTTTTCGAGTATATGGGTAAAACTCCTTGTCTTTTACTGTAATCTGATAAGAACCTTTATCTGTTTTTATAAAAGACATCAATACCATAGACTTAGAATTAACCTTACTTACCTTGTCGGCATCTTTCTTAGAGATTAGGTTGAAGTCTACATTCTTTTCCTCTAGATGATTGATTGCTTCATCAACTGCATCTGATTCGAGGAACTTACTTCTGAACTTTATCATCTTGTTTTATTGTTTTTTCTTCTTCTACAGACGTCTTCTTATTTCTGTCCTTATCTTCTGTTCTTAGTATTGTATTGATCTCCTCTAAGAAACCAAATCTAGTATCTAAGACTTCATAGTAAGACAGGTCACATCTAAACTGACACTGAAACGCAAAATTAGAGTTATCGTCTGGTTGATAGATATGGTTAAAATCCTCTGTTATCGAGCTCCACTTAACGGCAGCTGTAAAAGGATCACCATATTTATCTAAGGTAGTGAACTCAACGAAATTAGTAAGCAATAATACATCACTATACTTATTTTTAAAATCATGATACAGTACCATATCTGTTGTGTGAAATACAAATTCGACTGGCTGTTTATGACTCATGATATTTCTTTCTAGGTCTCCACGTTTAGGATGAGAATAGTTAGTAGGGGTTTGATTAAATTGATATGTGATGTAAGAAGATTTAGTAAGTGTTTTCTCCTTATTCAACCTTACTAGCTCTACCCCATAATCATCAAGTATTCTCCTAACCTCTAGTAGAAATTTATCTTGATAGTCAATCTCACGTATCAAGTAATCATTATACCTCTTTCTCAGCGTGTAGATAGTATTATTTGTTGATTCTACCTCAGTGTTTCCATCACCTATTAATAGTTTTGGGAAGTTATAGATTTTATAATTCTTAACCTTAGGTCCCACAGGTCTTAAGTAAAGAAGTTGACCTGAATAAAATAGGTAATTTATAAACTCTTCGTTCTTGTAATCAGCCTTAGATACTACAAAAACTGTATTCTTATAATTCTGTACAACCCTAGACTCTGTATCGTCTGCAATCACAATATTAATAATGTGAGGGTCATACGTAAGCCTCTCCAATCGTAGCCCATTTAGTGTAATAGTAGGGTGAGAAAATCTACTAGGCTTACTCATTGGTGTCATTACTAAGTTTCCATTACCAACTAAGGGCAAGCCGAGTGAGTTAGATAAGGATTTCGCAGAGCTACCTGGAGAGTATGTTAATGTAAGCGTTGAGGTATTTTCATTTTCTAAGACTGTATCATACTTGCCTTGTACTACTTGAAAATACCTACACTTATCTGTTGTAATGCGAAGACCGTTGTAGATTATTTCATTTCTCATAGTCTACCTACTAGAATTTAGTTAGCTGCCTGCTGTTGTTTCTTACCACCAAACAAACCTTTTGCAAGAAGTGCAGTACCAGCAACACCAGCACCTACCATACCGGCCTTACCCATCTTACCTGCATTATTCCAAGTATTCATCATACCCTGCTTGAGACCTACTGACTGAGCACCCTTATTGAAACCTTGTTGCCCAGCTGCTTTTACTGCTTCAGCTGTACTATTGATAACTTTCTGATAGCCTTCTTTACCTACAGCTTTTGAAATCTGCCCTGCCTGTCCTTGTAAAGCAGTTCCAGCAACTTTTCTAGCTGCCCTATCTACTACCTTCTGTGCAGATGCTGCTGCATTTTTTGCTTTTTCCTTAGCTACGTTTTCAGCAAGTGATCCCTGTAGTTTACCAGCCTTTTTGAGCTCATACATTTTCTTCAGCTCTTCAGAAAAAGTCTTCCTAGTTAACTTATAAATTGCCATGATATTATCCTTTAATAACCAGCTCCATTTTCATTTCCCATTTCTCCGGTCAATGCATCTTTTGAAGCTCCTAAGTATTTAGCACCACCATAAGCTGCGCCTGCTGCTGCAATACCACCACCAATGATAGCTGTCTTACCTATTCCTGTACCCCAGGTCTTCTTAGCAAGTGTTCCTATTGCATTACCAAGGCCAAAACTTTTACGTCTTAATCTGTACTTTGCCATATAACCTGTACTGTGTTTAAAAATAATACAGCCCCAGCTAAGAGATTAATCCTAGCGGCACTGTAAGTTGTAAAAAGTAGAAGTAGAAGGAGAAAACCATGTCCTTTATTGTAACATGAGAATTCCCCTTCACTTAATATCTAATTAAATCCTATTATACTTAAGGGAAAATTATATTCCTAGGATTAGAAACCAAACTTGAAGCTTACCTTCTGAACGAGCTCAGGTGCCAAGTAACGTACACCCTCCTGATAGTAAATACCACTAGCCATCTGAGTTGGGTTGTTGTAGTTACCAATAGTTGGAGTATCAGTCAATGGCATGTAGATACCACGTGCAAGAGGAGCCATCTGACCATCCTGTGTCTTGTGGATAGCATAGAATGTACCCTCACCAGCCTTCTCCTGAATATCAGTAGAACGAAGTACAGGCACACCATCATACCAACCAAGGAGGTCACTGATGTATGTCATCTTAGTGTTGCGCTCGAACTTACCGATAACGCCACCCTTCTGGAACTGGTTAGCTGCCTGGTTACCTGCGATGTAAGCAGTAGTAGTAACACCCTTAACAGCCTTAGTAGCGAGTGCAGACTCAACATTGATCAAGTATGCATCGAACAAGTCAACACGTGAACGATAGTCCATGAACTTAGATGCAAGTGATGCAGGTGCGTTAGAGAGATCAAGATCATCCATTACGTTACCAGCATAACCCTTCTCGAGTGTGCTAACCAACTTGAAGTTGATAGTCTTTGTATAAAGCTCACGAAGCTTTGTGAACAAGAAAGTAGCCATATCTGAACCAGTTGCCTTCTTCATTGCACCAAGAGCTGCGATGTTATACTCAGCAACCAACATATCAGGTACAGTGTTCAAAGCAATCTGCTGCATCTTAGCGATGAAACGCTTGTCATTTGCATGTGCATTAGATGCGCCGTTTGTGCAGCTAGGAGTACCAGTTGTATCCTCCTTACCTACGATGGTAATAGTACCATTTGCAGGAACAGCAGTAGTCAACTCGAAGTCAATCTTACCATTGAGGTAGTTAACAGTACCAGTCTTAAGTACACCAGCAACTGCCATGAAGCTACCCTGACCATTATCGATCAACTCGTACTTCTTACCAGTGCCATCCTCAACCTTAACACGTACAGTACCTGGAATCAACTTACGACCTACGAGTGGAGAGTAAGCAGCGGTACCTGCATTAACTGTAACTGGAAGCTCGAAGCCACCCATTACCTGTACGTCCTGATACTGATCTGGACCGAGGTTAGGAAGAACTGAACGAAGGTCTGTAACTCCCAGAACATCAAACCAATAGAACAAGCCGTTTGGCTGATCGAAGTCACGCTCGATTGACATATAACCTGCAAAAGAGCTTACGTAAGAAGCTACTGATGCGTTGAAATACTGTGTTGACAAGAGTGGAGTCTCAGAATAACCAGAGAAGGTCTTCTGAAGGAGGTTTGCGTTGTTACCACCCAAACCAAATACGTCCATCATTTCCTCGTTACGAGAAAACATCTTTGCATACTCATTACCACGAAGACGAGCGTCCTCTGCTGAAACTGAACTTGCGCGAAGGGCATCCATCATTGCAGAATTGCCCAAAATCTGTGAATAGTTATTCATATGTTATAAATTAATTTATATTACTTGTTTGTATATTATTTATTGCTGAGCCAAGATACAAGTGTATCATTCTCGCTAAATGTCTTCTCTGAGAACTGTGCCTCTACGATCTCAGGTTCTGCGTCTGGTGCAGGTGCTGCCTTAGCCTCCATAATCTGAGCTGATGCCTCTGCTGCTGCTGCCTTAATAGACTCAACTGCTGCAAGTGCCTTATCCTCAATGTTCTCTACTGTTGGAACTGCATTTGGATCTGCTACCTGTGCATTAGGATCAACTACTTGTGCGTTTGGATCTGCTGCGACTGCATTTGGATCTACTGCAACTGGAGCCTGTACTGGTGCTGCTACTGGAGCTGTTGCTGGAACTACTGCCTCTGCAAAGAACTTGTCAAGAGTAGAGAACTTCTTCTCATGCTCATCTGCCTTCTCTGCTTCCTCAATCAATGTCTCAGCCTCATCCTCTGTAAGTGGTGTAACATCCATCGTCTCACCATCCTCATTGATGATAGCCTTGGTGAACTCACCATCCTCATTCTTATCCTCAACAACTGCAACTGTATCACTAATTGGAGTAATAACCTCATTATCAGTTTCTACAGTATCACCAGACTCAAGTGCCTTCTCAACATCATCCTGATCTGCCTCTTCTGAGAACAATCTCTCCATATAAGAAGTCATAGGCTCATGCTCTGAGAAGAACTTTGTCTCTGCCTCATTAGTGTAAACATCTGAGAACTGCTTTTCATCCTCATCACCGATAAGATTCTCTGCCTCATCGTCTGACAATGGGTGAACATTCATAGTCTCATCATCTACTGCAACTACCTTAGTAAACTCGCCATTACCCTTATCCTCAACTACTGCTGTGTCATCGCTGATTGGAGTGATAATCTCACCCTCAGTCTCGATCTGCTCACCTGATTCAATAGCTGCCTCAATTGGACACTGGCTCTCACCATCTTCCTCTGAGAATAAACGTACCATGAACTCAGTCATTGGCTCATCCTCTGAGAAGAACTTTGTTTCTGCTTCGTCAGAATAAATGTCAGAATACTCCTTCTGCTCCTCATCATCGTCGTCATCGTCGTCAGACTCATCCATAAGGGCCTCTGCTTCATCCTCTGTAAGTGGAGTTACATCCATAGTATCCTCTTCATCGTCAATAATAGCCTTAGAGAACTCGCCATTTGTCTTATCCTCAATTACTGCAACATCGTCACTAATTGGAGTAATAATCTCGTTCTCTGTCTCAACTACATCGTCTGACTCTAGTGCCTTCTCAACATCATCCTGGTCTGCTTCCTCTGAGAATAGTCTCTCCATGTAAGCTGTCATTGGTTCTGAATCAGAGAAGAACTTAGTTTCTGCCTCATTTGAATAGATATCAGAATACTCTCTTTCCTCTTCACCTTCGAAGTCATCATCATTGTCTGACTCTACCTCGATAAGATCCTCACCACCAAGAACTGCCTGTGCATCCTCTGCATCCATCTTCTCAAGCTGCATATCTACACCCTGTACTGATGCAAGAGTATGACCACCTGCTACATCTGAGATAATTGCGTTCTGTGCATCAATAGGAGTAATAACGCCATCTTCAAACTCTACTGGATCACCTGAATGAATTGCTTCCTCTACGAGATCCTGAGTGTGTGCGATACCTGCTGATGCCTCTGAGAACATACGGCACATCATTTCATTGTCATCTGAGTAGTACCTAGTTGTAAATACTGGTGCACCTACATACTCGCTGTACTCTCTTTCCTCTACTGGCTCTTCAACCTCACCTTGACCACATGCTGGATTTGCACCAAGACTATTAAGGAGCTGAATTGCATAGGTACGTGCGTCTTCCTGATTATCGAAAATCTCTACTGACTGTACACCATCCTCCTCGAGCTGTGCCTTCAATTCCTCAGCACTCTCCTCTGAATACTCCTGTGCATCTACAATGATATGATCAAATGGCTGAACACCTACTACAAAGAGTGGCATGAAATCGCTGTAGTTACGAGTCTCAACATTTCTGTCAAGCTCCTCTACTTCCATTTCATCGTCGTCCATAGTTACCTTTGCCTGGTCACCTGTTGTCTCATTAGTAACAACAACAGTATTATCCTCATCTGGCAACTTCTCAATTTTAAGATCACCTACCTTAGCTGTCTCCTCACTCTCGATTACCTCTGAGAAAAGACGCTCACAGTACTCTTGATCGCTGAAAATACGAAGAACTGCCTGATTGTCTGTGAATACTGAAAATTCCTTCTCATCACAGTCGCCATCCATACAAGGGCCCTGCTTTGCAAGATCCTCAACAAGACGCTCATTACCAGCCTCAGGATTTAAACCGCCATCCTCTGCTTCTGGGTTAATGACACCCCCATTTACGTGATTCTCTACTTTCTCATCTGGTGCGCCAACCTGATTACCTGGGTGAACTCCATCTGCAGACGGGTGGACAAATTTTTCCAACTGACCATCCGGAACAGCGACGAGATCATAAGTATCAGCTTCGTCAGCAGCCTCCTGTGCTAAAGTAACCTCACCATTCTCTTTGTCAGTGATAGCAACATTACCATCACCTACATTTCTATACTCTACTTCCTCGGTATCAACAACACCATTCTCCTTAGCGGACTTGATATCGTTGTCTACCTGCTTAGCCAATTCCTCATCTGTATTTGAGAACATGACTTCCATAAATCTAGTCTTCTTCATTTATGTATTTTTTAATTATTTCTTAATCGTAACCTGACTGCCATCTAAGAAAATAACATCCCTAGAAATAAGCTGATCAATAATGTCTTCTGGTGCATCTGGGTATCTATTTCTTAAGATATCCATGAACTGCTTAATACCCATACTCTGATTAGCATATTCTAATTTCAAGTCTGGGATAATACTAGAATCGCTTACCCAATCTGAACAGCAATCCTCACTGAAATGTAATTCCCTAGGTGTAATGTCATGTGCCTTTTTAAGAATCATAATACCTTTCTCTGGCAACATTCTACGATCGTCAAGTCTATCAATTAGGTCAGACTTAAACTCTCTATCACCACCAACTACATCCTCATCAAGATCAAGAACCTTAGTAACCTGAATAATCAACTTACTAAATAATCTCTCCTGTTCAAATGCAGTAGGGCTAATTACTACATCATTATCAACAATACTAGCAAAGCCCTTCTCAAGCATATCATCTGCCTTATTACTGAAGGTCTTTTCGAAAATATCCTTAGTAACTGTCTTTCCACTAAACTCTTTCAGCTTAGTTTCGAACTCATTAAGACTGTCCTCATGCTTCTCTGTTTCTGGATTCAACTTCTCCTTGAACAGCTTTAAGTTAAATCTACGTCCACCACAATTAGGACAAAGGATCTGACTTACGTTCTCAGCAGTTTCCATTACATGACCACAATCTCTACATACTACCTGGCGGAGAGTCATACCACCTTCATTATATTCCTCACTGAACAACTTACGTCTCTGAGAAAATAACTTCATTCTAGCCATTACTCTTCTCCTCCTTCTTCTTCATTTTCTAGCTCTGCAGGTACTGGATTAGAACCGAATACCTCATCAATCATAGACTTGGCAAATTCAGTGTAAGCCTCTTGTATCTTCTTCAGACGCATTGGACTAACTTTACCTGTCTTGCTCATTTCCTGCATTGCTAACCTATATGGCATCTGTAATTTCTGTGCTGCTACTCTTACTGACTTGCCGAGAGAGCTTGCACCAATCAACGTAGATACCTGTTTTCCTGATACTACTTCTGGTGTAATGTTCTTAAAAATATCAAGCACATCAGACATAAATAGAGACTTCATGATCTTAAGTGTCTCTGGGTCAATCTTCTCTAGACCACCTGACTGCCTTACTAGTTGTTTGTACTCTAAGAATAATCTCCTAAATCTCATACGGGGACTAAACTTCGCATATCTAACACGTTCCTTGAGAGTACTAATAGAAAATTCCTTCTGCTCTTCCTTGAATACACCAGAATAAGGAGAATCATTACTAATCTCTACAGCTACATTACCAGAGCTGAACTGTTTTGCCTTAAGCGTAGTGAAGTGATTGCTAATTTTTGAACTCTTAGGTAGCTTAGTGTCTCCAAATACTGAAAGATCTGAAAACTCCTTTACAAATAACTTAGTACTACCCTCACTAGTATCTGAAAATGTCTTTGTACTAGTGTCTGAATGATCTACTACTTCTACTACTGATGCATCTGCCCAACTTGGATTCATAGTTACATCAAAACCCTTCAGAGATACTAATTTCTTAAGTGTATCATGGGAGTTCTGATTATCCCAATAACCAAGAATTACCGCTGATACACCTGGTAATATTGAATTAGAGATCATACCCTTCAGACGTCTAATGTTCTGAATTGCTTGATCATCCATTCCTTCCTCTGATAGGATAGTAGCTGTACAATATACCCACTGATCACTATCCTCAATCCAGATACGATCAATATAGTGAGTAGGAGATGCAACACCAACTAACATAAGCTGGTCATCCTTACCTGCCGTCTTACTTGCAACACTAGCATTATACTTGTTCTGCGCTGCCCAGTTACGTACTAGGTGAGTGAGAGAACCTAACATCCTCTTCTTTGCAATATCCTCCTTGTACTTATCACTAGCTAAATACTCTTCAACCACACGGCGCGGAATTATACTAGAATCACTTGCTGGTATACCGCCCACTGAAAATAATTTAACTTTAATCTGCATTATATTTATATTATTTAATTTTAATCTGAACCAATTGGGGTGTTATCTCGACCGATAACATATAATCCCAAAATAGACTTAACAACACCATTCTTATCTGGTTCAACTACTTTAAACCTAGGTGTAATTTCATCCATACAACAAGATAGGTACTTCTCTAGTCCCTTTGCTTTCACGAGTAGGTAGTCTGAGTCTAGTGGGTTTTTTAGAATCTCCCACTTAAAAACTTTTTCGGTTAATCCAATAGTACCGTCATCTAGTACTGCTAAGTTTTGATCACCTACCATGAATCTAGCCCCATACGAACTACCTAAGAATCTATCGAAAGTTTCAGTATATAACGTCATGTCTTGCCCTAGTAGTTCCATGAATTGAAAATGACCTTGAGGAATAGTTGTGTTGTCATTTTTAATATTAACTACTACCTTCTTAGTCGTCTCCTTGATAGTGTCCGTATTGTATGTGTAATCTGTGTAGGGTCGTTCCTGTGTTAACTTAGCAGGCTCTCCAACCAACTGTAATCTTTCCTCGCTGTATACTAAGACGCCTTCCTCGTTGCAGATATTATACACAACAGCAACTTTCTTTTCGTCTTCTTCTTTGCGAGGCTTATCAGGAGTTGGATCTTTCTTCCTGCTACACTTACACAGGTCTAGTCTGAGTAATTCTAAGTCCTTCCAAACGTACTCACCATCAAGACCATCAAGACATATAATAGTCACTAGCTTACCTGTATCAATGTCAAGCCTAAAACGAACAGACTTAATCCGATACTCACTAGAACTATCAACGCTAAATAATCCACTACTAATACTACGAGACTTAACCCTGACAGTAGCACCAATTAAGTCATCATAGCCCCACACCCCTGCAGGACTAGTAATGTGAATTCCGTCTGTTCTAAATCTACTCATACTATATAATTTTAGTTTTCCCAGCCTAATCGAATAGTAGAATCCATATTTCAAATTCACTGGGAAATAATCATTACTTACTAAGGCGCTCTTCTAACTCCCTGCGCTTCTTAAGTCGAGTGCGTGTATTCTTGTCTGAGCCTAAGTAACCACCAAGTGCACCAGTAGCAACGCCAAATAGACCGCTACCTACACTCCTGCCGACACCAAGACCTAATGCAGCACCTGTGGCAGCACCTGCAATGGCACCAGTTTTTCTAGAGCCACGTAAGATCTCTGCATCAGACTTTCCTTCGTCGTCTAAGTCCTCAGCCTTTTTCTTACCAATGTATCCACCAACCATACCTGGAACGATAGCGCCTAATACTGCAGCTCTACCACGACCACGATGTGATTGAATATCCCCAAGACGAACAGCTCTTTTTTTTTCGCCGTCTGAGAAATATGAGATTCTTTTAATAATCATAACTTATTACTTGTTAGAGTCCATTTCCTTACGCTTCTTCAAGCGAGACTTAGTATTCATACTGCTAGCTAGTCTATTTAGACCTACCATAGTGCCAGCTGTTGCCAAACCTGTGGCAACTCCAGCCGCAGTACCAGCATTCTTGTTTCTGAGTACTTTCTTTGCAAACTTATTCAGTCCTTCTTTCTTAAGATTCTCGTCTGCAAGTTTCTGAAGTTTTGCTAAGTTTCTCTTATTACTTAGTGAATCTTTTACTGATTTGCCCAAAGCTGTACCAACTATAGAACCTTCAATTGCACCTGATATTGTGCTCGCTTTCTTAGCCCTTCTTAGAATTTCCTCATCACTTGCACCCTCTTCATCTGCTTTATGTGCCGCACGTCTACCAAAGTAAGTACCTTGTGCTCCAAAAGTAGGATTCTTTACTTTAGATAGAGGTGTTCTCTCTACATCTCCATCAGAGTAGAATCTAATTCTCTTTACGATCATATTATTTATGTATTATCTAGTTTTGTTGGAACTACTACTCTTAATTGTATCTAGTAGTTCTTGTCTTTGTCTTTCTTTTCTTCCCTTACCTAGTAGAATTCTTAGTGGACCTGTAATGCTTGTAATTCTAGATCTAGCTTTTCTACTAGCTTCGTTGACTATAGGTATTTCCTCAATCTTTTCATCTACCTGTTCAATTGGGTCTACTGCACCAACTATGACACTACTATAATCAATACCGCTAGTTGGTACGTAGCCTGAAAAATTCTTCCTCCTTCGTATGATCATAGCCTAGTTAAGTTTTATTCAGTTTCTTTGAGAGGATTATACCTATCTTGATTTTCTAGCGCGTCTTCTTGATTTTCGACCTTACTAGTAAATCGTTTCTCCTTTAACTCGTCCATGTGTCTTACTTTTTAGGCATTGATACAGGAGGTGCAGTTTTCGCTTTATTCTTATAGAGACTTGTATTATCTGGCTTCTGGTTTGTGTTTTCCTGCTGCCTAATTCTAATACGGTCTTTATTATCTGAGATTTCTTTTTCATTCTCAGACCTTTGTAATTGCGTAAGCTGCCTATTCTTCTGCATCTGTTCTTTAATACGCATCTGTTGTCTCTGATGATTCATTTGGAGCTGTTGTCTCTGTAGTCTCATCCTTTCAATCTGCATATCTCTGGCTGACACTTCTTGACTCTTTGCTTCTGCCCCTTGCTCTGGTAATTCTTGACCTGTTTTATTTTTATCTGGGTCAACAATATCACCTGGTTCTGGAGCTGCATAGTATTTACTCCTTAGTAGAATCATCTTTCCCTGACTTTTTCTGATTATATAGTGCAGCGCCTAGTGTAAGTGCTCCTGCTACCGCCGCCAAGCTACCAGTCTTTTTTGCACTACCTACTTGCTTGTCTGTCGGCAATCTCTCTAGGTACTTCTTAATAGACTTATCGCTAAGTTTTGGGTGAAGCTTCTTTATTTCTTCTACTGTCATCTTACCGTACTTTTTCTTAGCACCGCCGATTAAAGTAGCAAGTCCAGCAGTAGTACCACCCATACCCATTAAACTAATACCTGCCGCCTTAGCAAGTTTCGTTTTCTTCTTGTTTTCTTCTTCCTTCTTAGCTACATCACTTTCTTCAGTAGCAGAATATTGTTTTCTTAGTATTATCATGTTCCTTCTTCCGTTGGTGTTTCTAAGATACTTGGATCCATACCTTGCTGTTCCAACATATTAGATAGCTTTGCCTGTGAATATGCTGTGTACTTATTGATTGTATCTTCTGTTATGAGAGGCTCAGTATTTGGGTCAATGTCCTTAATGAGTCCTTGTATATAACTGAGATAAGCCTTTGTATCAATAAGAGGTGCTGATCCTTCTAATGTTTGGAGTGCGTTAGTGACAATACCAGTAATACCATTCACAAGTCCACCAATACTTTCACTCTGGTTTATTTGATTATTATACTCAACGCTAGTCTTTTCGCTAATATGTAGTTGGATTCTACTTGGGTCAATCTCTTCATGATATACTGTTTCATATATCTTAGCAGCTAACCTAGTAACTGATTCTTTAATACCTGTCATAAAACCCGTCACCCTACTATTAGCTCTCTCACTTTGTTGTAGGATCTGCCACTTACTACCACTCGTACTATCCAAGATTGTTGCTGGGATACCGAGAGGACTAAGTACATTACTCCTACAGTTATCGAGATTCTGCATAAGATCTAGTAGTTTATCACTGAGTTTATCTAGTGGCAACATACTATTCTTATTACCAATTGTTGAGTTATAGTCAGGTACAAACTTAGCTGATTGACTGAGTGTATTTTCCAAGAAAGACACTGCATCAAATTGACTCGTTAAGAATGATGCTAGTTCATTTGTATTATTAGCCAGCTTAGTAGTTCTTGCACAAATCTCATTAGCCGTCTCAAGTGGAGTCTGCTTATCAAATTGCAGTAAGAAAATCTGAATACTTGATATATCCCTCAATGAAATAAGTGATACAAGTAGCTCTTTGATAACCAATTCTTTCACCTTTAGGATAGATGAATAGAATAATGGCTCCCCTGCTAAGTATGAACAAGTCTTAAGTACCTTTTCTATATTATCTTTTCCGCTTGTCTTTCCAAAACTAGGCTTTATTGTGTGATTTTTGTTTTCCCAAGATTCATCAAGGTCATTTTCAAGGCGTAAGTTAATAGAGCCTAACATAAATGCACTCTCTGATGGAATTTCATAGAGCTTATTGTCTGAACCCCTAGTAATATAAGAATCCACTGTATCACCTGTCTTGTCTTTCTTCTTCTTGAGCACTACACTAACTGGATCATTAATCTCCTCAAATCTAAACTTAAGGTGACCTAGTTCGTCCTTAGTATTCATCAACATACTAGTATAGCTTCCATGAAATACAACATCCTTAACATGACTTCTGATGTAATCGTAGATCTTTAAGTCATTGATTAGTATTTCATTTATCTTCTCAGTCTTAAACTCATCTGCTGCCTCATTATTCTCATCCATAATAGTAACGGCATTTCTACCCTCACCTAAGAAGTTAATTATGTAGTCAGCAAAAAAGTTAGTAGCTAATTTTACAACATCTAATAACTGATAACTCTTGAGCTCGTCTGATCTTTCGTAGTAACCAGACATTAAATTACTAGGTGATGCATTTCCAAGGAGAGGTGATTTTCTCTGACTACCACCAAACCTTCCACCACCAGTTGATCCAATTTTACTATAACCAGAACCACTATTGAAAATGTTAGATCTCAATGGAACTCTCGATGAACCAACTGAGAAACTACCAAACATCTTCTCAAAAAAACCTTCGTGCTTCTTCATACTTTAATTAATCTTTAATTTTCGTTCCCAAACCGTACATGAAAATCTAAGAAAATTTATGAATTATTCTTACTTTTCACCTCTTGCTTCAACCTACCACTACTAATTACAAGTAGTCTCGCAATCCCATAGTTGGGTAGTCCACAAGCGTAAATTCGGCACTACGGATGCCTACTTTATATCTATACTATGCAGTTCTTAATTCGCATCCCCTCATTGAGAATATTAATCGCTGCATTCTTATCTCTATCGTGATATGTATTGCACTTTGAACAATACCAAAAACGGTCCCGCAGTTTTAGGTCTTTATTCACATAACCACATTTTGAACAAGTCTTTGATGATGGAAAAAACCTATCAACCAAGACAACCCCCTTGTCACTTTGGCACGCTTTGGTCTGCAAGATTACCTTGAACTTGTAAAACCCAACCTCTTGAATTGCCTTTGCTAACTTGTGGTTTTTCAACATTCCACTTACATTCAAGTCTTCCATATAGATTGTATCATAATGTAACAATAAGTCATTAACAACCAAATGAATGTAACTATCCTTCTTGTTTGTTATGGTTTCAAAGACCTTGGCAATTCTAACACATTGTTTTTTAAAGTTACTTGATCCCTTTACTTTCTTGGATAATTGCCGTTGGAGTTTTGCGAGTTTCTTCTCTTCCTTTCGATAGAACTTCTTATTTTCAAATATCTCACCTTCGCTTGTTATAACAAAATTCTTAACCCCAAGGTCAATTCCAATATCACAACCTGTCTTCTTAAATTTCTTGTATTCCGCCGCATTAATGTCTATAAGAATTGAAAGGTAGTAACGACCACTCTTGGTTTTCGATAAGGTAGCACTCCTTATATTATCCTTAAACCGTTGAAGGCGGGATAGGTACAAGTCAGAACATCGAAAACTCAAACCTTTAAGCTTCTTTGTTAGACTTATTTTCCTAGTTTCAAATGTGTTCTTCCTTGAAATTGCCTCAATAGGAAACAATGCTGATAGCTTATCTCTCTTAGATTTGAACTTTGGAAATCCTTTATGTTCTTTGAAGAATTTATCATAGGCTGTGAGCATCTGTCTAAGGGCTTGATTCATCACCTTTGTGTTCTGTTCTCCGAGCCATTGAAATTCCTTGTTTTTAAGAAATTCATGATATAAATACTTTGAGAGTTCTTTCAAGCCAAGATTTACTTTATCCGTATTGTACGCTTCTTGTTTTCGAGCAAGCATATGATTATATACAAAGCGGTAGCAACCAAGAACTTGATCGAGTTTTTGTTTTTGTATTTTGTTCGGATATAACCTTACTTTAATTGCTCGTAACATGTTTAAATATTATCTTATAGATTATAATAACTGAGTTCCCAAAGCCTAATCGAATAATAGATAACATAAATTATCACTTTGGGATATATGAACCAAACCCTAAAAAATTACTTCTTAGAGTCTTTGTTTTTACCTAATAACTTACTAGCACCGCCAGCAACAATAGAAGCTGCTGCCAAACCTGCTGCAGTGTTTAATGCCTTCTTACCGTTACCTTTGAAGCGAACATCACCATTCTTGAAACTTCTCTTGATTAGATCAGCTGCCTCTTTAACTTCTTTATTCTTCAGCAGACCTTTAATAGTCTTACCTTCATAAGCGCTAATACCATCAAGGCCCTTCTTAGTTGCCTTAAGTCCATAATAACCTGCAGTGCCTAAACCAAGACCAGTACCAAGACCTAAACCTGTACTAGTATATTCAAGACCCTTACGAACCTTCTCTTTTGTTTCAGAGAATTCCTTAGTAGCCTTAGAATCTTTATCTGTAGTTTCTTTGCCCTTCTTATACTTATCGTAGATCTTCTTACCGCCATATGCTAAACCAGCTGCGCCTGCTACACCGAGACCTACATAACCTGCCTTCTTGAGATTCTTGCCTAACGCTTTCTTAGCACGGAGATTCTTAACTAGTTCTTCACGACCTTTATTCTGTACTGCCCCTGCTTCTTTAACAACCTTTGGTTTAACAACAGATTCAGGTTTAACATAGGATGCCTTAGGTTGAACTACCGGCTGCTTAACAACAGATTCAGGTTTAACATAAGATGCTTTAGCTGGTTGCTTGGCTAATCTTTCTGCTTTCAATGCCTCTGCACGAGCTGCTCTGGTCTCTTTGTTCTTTAATAGTGGATCAACAAATAACTTATTTCTTGTTCGATCATTTACCTTCTTTATCTCGCGTACATTCCCGCTAGTTAAGTTTCTTGAATACGACTCATCACCAACTGCCCATTTAATTCTATTTTTCGCACTTTTAACAAGCCGAGGTTCAATACTTTTTAGATCCCTATCTACTGATTCTGCTTTTTTTCTAAAGTTTTCTTTATTGGCCAACTCATAAGCTCTGGGAATAGACTTACCTTCCTTTCTAGCCCTAATCAAATCTTGTGCTAGTTCATTTCTTCTAGCTCTTAGATACTTCTTTCCACCTTCACCTAGGCCAGCGTAATCACGGTCTGCAAAATATTTAATCCTTGGTATTATCATCTTTTTCTGGTATATTATATAGGTTACTTGCATCTATCATTACTGGATCCTCTTGCTTTTTCCTAGACTTTATTAATTTTCTAGCAGCTAGTGCCATTCCAGTACCAACCGCTCCTATTGCAAGTGCCCTATTACTATTCTTTCTTTTCATCACTGCCTTTGACCTCTCTACTGCACCACTAACTCTCCTGCTTAAGTCTGCTCTCTTCGCATTCATAAAGTTAGAAATGCTTTTTTCTGTCTCAGCTAGTTTCTGATTCTCTGCTCTTAGGTCCTTTACGAACTCTCTTCTAATCTTCCCAGCACCAAATGGACCTTTACCTGATATATCTCTTCTTGCCTTATCTTTCAATGCAGTTCCAGCAATATTTCTACGTAGTCTTGCATCCCTCACTAGTTTTTCAGACTCGGCATTTATTAAGTTGGTTCCTTTTTCTAGGTGCTTCTGTGCTTGGTTGTCAATTTTCTTAGTACCAAGTTTATTTGCTACCCTATTATAACCAACCGCTGCACCAATAGAACCAACTACTCCACCTGCACCTACTAAGTTTGCAGTTCTATTCTTCTTAGTATGCTCTTCATAGGATTCAGCGAAGTATTTAATTCTTGGTATTATCATCTTTCTTGTTATTATTTCTTACTGTATTCCTACCTACTGCCTTACCAACCTGCCTTGCTCCATAAGCTGCTAATAAAGGTGCGGCTAAGGTGGATGCGTAAGTACCGAAAGCAGCACCTAATGTTTTCCCTGCTGCCTTCCTATATTCCTTACTTGCTCCTACCTTCTTTAATAGTTTCATACCTTGACGACTAGCTTCAAATTCAGATACTAATGTTGGGGATTTATAGGCGAGGGGTACAGCATAAGGGGCAAGTTTATTCAGGACACTCTCCTTCTTACCTTTCTTTTCATCACGCCCTGCTTTAATACCGCTAAGTAGTCCACTAGTTATACCAAGACCATTAGATATATGAGTATCATACAACTTAATCCCTGTCTTTTTGTAAACACCATTGCTTAATTTAGACTCAAATTCACCTACTTCATCTCTTAGATTATGTGCAATCTTACCTATCTTACTACCACCTCTACCATTTTTATGCATAGAGTGTCCAAGTTCATGTGCAAGGAATGCCCCTGATTCATTTCGATTTTTATCACCAATGTTTATAAGGTCCTTTGAGTTAAGTATTGACTTAGCATCCTTGATCCAATTCCTAGTTGACTTATTCTCTAGTTTGTGGCTCGTACCTTTTAGACTCGGGTTTCCAGAACTCGCCTTTTGCAAGGTTCTTTCAAATCTATAATTTGCAAAATTTCTCTTAGCTAACTTAATTTCTCTTTTTGCTTGTTCTATTCGCTCTTTTGGTATAGAGCTCGTATAATAATCTTCCTGATTGTGCCCATTTGTTAAATATGTTTTCTGATTCTTAGCTATTCTTCCTAGCTTACTGTATAATTTCTTATTCTCTTCACTTAGGTTATTATCGCTAATAGGTATCCGATTATGAGCAAACTTCCTAATATTTTCCCCTAATGGGGCCGCTAATGCAGTACCAATTGCTATACCACCTACTGCTAATTTAGCCCTATCTTTAGTTTCTTTCTTCATATTTTTACAAGTCTAGTGCCTAAGAAGTGTTCCTCTTAAAATATATCTTCTAGCATATTCTGTAGCTGTATGCTACTATCTTCCCTAGCATTTCTTGTCATCTGCTCAACTATTCTAAGTTGTTTATTTGCAGAGCTACCACCATCTTCTAGGTATTGTGAGTATTTCTTATAGCATGCCCAGATAGAACCAACACAAGCATCAGCAATATCCTTAGAGCCGTCTAATTTACCAGTCTTTCCTTTATGGTCATATTCAAAACAGTTAGATTCCTCTGGATGATCTATTTTAACGTGACCACCATTCTTACCGCCTGTTACGACCCTAAGCTCTAGGCACTCACGTAACATTCTCTCATTATATACCATCTTAACTCTCCCAGATAAGACAATATTTTTGAACATAAAGTAAGGTTCTGTTGTTCTATCTACTGACAACTCTTCATAAGGAATACCAACACGCTCACAAGATTGAAATAAACCAGCACTAGCAAAAGAGTCAGCACTAACATTTACATTATAGTCAACGTTTAATCTCTGTATGAATTGAAATATATGGTCAAGTGAAGTAGATTGTCCCTTCTTCCTACCAAGTCCAAACAATAATGGAACTTTGAATGTAGGATAAGGAGTTGTATCAAATCCATCCGTGTCTGTTATCTCACCATCGAAATAAGAAGCTGCTATACCACATACGTCATTCTTAAGTCCAATATCTAGGTGTATGAATAATGTAGTGTGTCTAGGTATCTTAGTAAGCATTGGTGAAACTCTATCATAGATTGTATCCTCTAAGTTGAAGAAATCAATATCATCAATTACATCGTCACCTAGGTTTGGTATACTAGAACACTCAATAAGCTTAGATATGTTACCTTGGAAAAATAACTCCTTACTAGTATAACCAAATCCTGCTAGGTCTTGTAATGACTTAATTGGATCTAAGATAAAATTTCGCTTAACCTGTATTGGACATTCTATGATTCTATCCGCATCTAGTTTACTTCTATCTGTTGTTTCTTCTAGTATAAAAGGTGTATGTACAGAATCTCCTCTATAAAATTCAAACGTCTTACCTTCACTCTCCTTATATAGTTCAGGTCTTGCTACCCAATGTGAATATTTAGCAAGGTAGAGTTCATCCTCTGGTACAGTCTCTTCGAATTTATCTGCCACTGAGTGATCCGCATCCTTAGCACTACTATCAATAATGAGATGTCCAAAATTATGTCTCTTACTAACGAAACGGGACTGAAAACGGATTAGGACTTCACCTAGTTTACTCATTGCATCTTGTGGTCTCCAGAATCCAATCTCAGAAAGCACAGTAAATACAAGCTGAGTACCTAAGACTGCATTCGATTTAGGACCAGATGAAATAAGTCGAATCTGCGGCTTATTGTACTGATTCTTAAAATATGGACTCACCGAAAAGACATTCCTAAAATAAGTAACAAAATCTTTATACGCAGTTTCCTCACTAGCATGGAAGAAACCAAATGCAATCTTAACACCACCAGCTAGACCAAGACTAAGATTCATATTTGTACAACAGTCTAGGCGATGATACATATAAAGTCCCATCAGTTTAGACATAGTTGACTTACCAGAACCAATACAACCACCAAATGATACATAAGGCGTTTTAGTGTTGATAGGTGTTGGATAAATCTCAGAACCAGCCTTTTTCCAGATATCAAAAATAGACTTACCGTGATTTGTTACTTCTGGGTTGCCTAAGAAATAATCATCATGTACAAATTGATCAAAAGATACCGGTACATGATTCATACCTAATAACTTGGAACCTACTATTATCTTCTCATCCCTGCTAAGCTTTGAATACTGTAGCTCAATGTCAGAAGGTAACGCTAAGTCCCCAATTGAAGATGTAGGGTCGGATTGTACTATAAATTTTTGTCCGTCCATAATCTTTCATTTTATAATCGTGTTCCCCTAACCTCATCGAAGAGTAAGATTCTTGTTTCAAATCTATTAAGGGAAAGTAAGTATTAATTAGTCTTTATTGTTAGACTCTTTATTCTTCTTATACTTATCATATAGCTTCTTACCGCCATACGCCAAGCCAGCTGCACCAGCCACACCAAGACCAGCGTAACCAGCCTTCTTAAGATTGCTCATAGGTTTCTTCTTAAATGCCTCTGCAGGTGAACCAGCTAGGTTGGCCAAGTTTTCCATTGTCTCACCTAACCTAATACTATCTAAGGCCTTTGTCCTCTTAAGATTTGCTATCTTCTTTGCCCTACTAGCATTATACTTAAGATTCTCTTCTAGTTCTTTATTGATCTGATTTCTTTGCTTCTTTAATTCCTGTGCTACTCTATTTCTCTTATAATTTTTCTTAAACGTTTCGATGAAATTAAGTCCTTCATAATCAGCCCTAGCGAACTCCTTCTGCTGCTCTTTTTTTTTGTCAGCTAGTTTCTTAGCACCAACCGCTAGACCTGCTGCGAGTGCGGTACCAGCAGCAACGCCACCGATCTTAACACCCTTCTCATGCTTTGCGTAGAAGTCAGCTGCATTCTTACCAGCCTTAGAGTTCTTAATGTTCTCCTTGGCACGATTAAACATATCACGTAGTTTACTTGCCTTCTCCTTACTTACCTTTGGTGTCTCGAAAGTTGAACCGGATATATCCAAGTCCTTATATTCAGCGTACTTAGCCCTATTTAAAGCTCTTCCTCTCTTAAAATTTGCTAACTTCTCTGCACTACCGTCATTATAATAAGTAAGATTATCCTCAAGTTCTTTATTAATTTGATTTCTACGCTTATTTAATTCATTTGCTATTTTATTTCTCTTAAGTTTTTTCCCAAACTTTTCGATGAAATTAAGGCCTTTGTAATCAGCTCTGGTGAATTCCTTCTGTTCTTTCATATCTTTATTTTTGTATTTATCGTATAGTTTCTTGCCTCCGTATACTAGTCCGGCAGTACCAGCAACACCAGCTCCGATCATACCTGCCTTTTTAAGTTTCTGACCAAGTGCTTTCTTAGCTCGAAGCTCTTCTACTAACTTCAATCGTTTACTATTAGCTGGTGCGACTTTCTCAACTCCCTGCTTAACTGTGGACTCAGCAGCCTTTTGTGTCTGTTGCTGTACTTGAGATGCCTTACTTGCCCTTTCAGCCGCTAATTGCTTTGCACGTTCTGCTCTAGTTTCTTTATTCTTAAGAAGTGGGTCAATAAAGGACTTGTTGGCCCTTCGAGCTTCTTTTTTAGCAAGCATTTCCTTATTGTTTGACCTTTTAAGGATATGATCATCAAAGATTGCTAGTCTTATTTTTCTCTTTGCCCCTTCAATAAGGTTGTTGTTACCACTTTTTAAATCCCTATCTATTGATTCTGCATCTTTTCTAAAGAGTCCTCTAAAATGATCAAAGTCGGGTATAAGATTAGACCCTCTACGCCTATCATTTATAAAATCTTGCGCGAAGTAGTTTCTTTTTGCTCTTAAGTACTTCTGCCCCTCTTTACTAAGTCCCTCGTAATCAGCCCTTGCAAATTCTTTCTGCTTCATTATGACTTTATTGTTTCTTTATTCAAGAGCTTCATGAAATTATCGATTGCCTCTTTTGACTGATCTGATTGTAGGTCTAGTCCATTACCTTCTTGTGCAATTTTCTGAAGCTCTAAGTTTGCACCCTCTATCTTGATGTCTGACTTAAGTTCCTCTAGCTGATTTATATATCCCATTAAGTGATCTACAATTAAGAAGATATCAGCAGTTGTTAAGTCTTGTCCAAACATTCTAGCTGGGTCTGTGATATACTCAATTGCAATAGCCAGTTTCTGAATTAAATGCATTATCAAGATTGGCTTAATGCTCGAGTAGATTTCTGACAGATATAATTCAAGTACTCTCCTACTCTTTGGATCACTAACATTTACTAGTGTCTGTGTTAGGGAGTCAAAATTTATCTGCAGGTCTGTTCCATATTCTTTATTATACTGCGTGAATACATTATTAAGTGCTAGTGACATTTCTTTTGCCTTCGCCTCTTTTTCATTCTTGGCGAGAGCACTAGCATCAAGTATTAAGTTCTTCGCAGTCTTAGGAAGGCTTGGGGCACCTGATATAATACTTTTGAGATCCTGACTTACATCACCACCTTCAGAATCCTCATCAAGTAGTTCATAATCATCACTCCCTGTACTACTTCCTCTTTCCTTATCAATAATCGCCTTCTTAAATTCTGGATCACTGAAAGGATTAATAGGGTTAAAATTTCCTCCCATAACCTTTTCCTTTATTATATAACCTACTTACCTGGCGTAGCTTGAGTTGCGGAGGATGGATCGTAAGACCTTAACTCACTAGCATCATTTTCTGCCGTTGAATCTGCTAAGGCCTTAAATTCCTCGTCACTCACTGCGTAGGTTTTATTTCTTACTATTATCATTATCCTTAACTGTTCTCCTGCCTATTACCTTACCTGCTTGTCTAGCACCATAACCTGCAAGAATTGGTGTTGCTAGTCTAGATGCATAAACTCCTAAATAAGTACCAAGATTCTTTCTGGCTATCCTCTGATATGCCTTACTTGCACCAGCCTTCTTTAGCATCTTAAGTCCCTGTCTACTAGCCTCAAACTCTGACACTAATGTTGGAGTATGGTAAGCGATAGGTGCTGCGACATATCCTACCTTATTTAGAATACTCTCCTTTTTACCTTTCTTTTCATCACGTCCAGCCTTAATACCGCTGGCAAAACCTCCAATAACACCAAGACCATGTCGTACTAAATCACCACTCAATCCAGTCTTAGCGTCAAGATCGAATTGTTTATCCATCAGTTTGTGTGCTAATTTACCTATCTTACTACCGTCTCTCCCGTAGTAATGCTTTGAGTGACCTAGTTCATGGGCTAAGATTGCTGCTTTATTTTTCACACCGGCTTCAACATTAACTAGATCTTTTACACGAGGCCGATTATCTCCGTAAATCCATCTAGAATCTCTAACATAGTAATTATTAAATCTATCATTAGTATTCCTAATCTCAGTACCTTGTTTCTTTGCTACATCACGTAACTTCTTCATTAAATCAGGAGTTTCATGACTAACAGGTTGGAAACTAGAAGCGAGTTTATCATCTTTATTTTCTAGATATTTACTAAGACGATCTTCATTTCCTAATACTAATCCAGTACCAACGGCACCTGAACCGGCTAATACGGAAAGTTTGGTTAGGTCTCTTTTATCTTCCTTTTTCATGGTATATATCTTTTAAACTACAACAGCTCGTCCAATACTTAAGTGGAGTGGTAATCCAGGTTTCATCTTACGTCCTGGCACTCCCACATAAGCTCGGAAAACATCTTACTGTGAACTAGTTACTGTTATTCACTAGAGAAAATAGGGGATATTAGTCGCCCCATTAAACAATTTTTCACAGTTCCTAGCATGTGCATTAATATACCAGATGATTGGTTTTGCTAAGTAACGCACAACTAGTTTTACTTTCTTTACTGTTGCATTCATAAGTTCCTATAGCCTCATCGAAGAGTAGAACCTGCCGCTGCTATTCACTATAGGAATTAAAAATTATGGAAAACAAATTAACTTTTCTTACTTACTGTATACACCATCAAAACGATACTTCCAGAAATTCTTCTTAATCTTGATAACTGTTACACCATGCAAGGTAGTTGAATCATCCTTGACAACATTATATCTAGCCACCTGACAATCGAAATACTTACCAGTTGAATCCTGACGTACCTCAACATCACTCAGTGTAAGGCCATTAATGCTATCCTTACAGTTCTCCTTAATTGCGCTGATCACTGCGTTGTAGTCTGTCTTATTGCTTAACTTCATAGGAGCTGCCCAGAAGAAAATAGCACTAACCAACAAACATACACCAATAAAAGTGCCCATTGCAATAATAGGGTTCTTGAATGTCAAACCCTGCTTTAAACTTTGTACAAATTCTTTCATGATTTTTTATTTTTACATTGTTTATTATTCTACGTGTCCTCTATACAAAATAATATAAAAAAGAGGCCAATATAGCTTGTTGAGAAACCATATTATGTACCCACCTGAATATTTTATTCACCAACAAATTTAAACTATACTGGACGCTCCCTCTGAAAATCTATGTGAACTACTCATGACCTAAAAAGACCCATGAGTTTCGGACTTCATAGAGGAATGACCTTTCGAAAGATTGGTTCTTACTTCCTCTCCATCCGTGTAATCGACAGTCCCTGCCGATATATTATTAAAACCTATATTAAGAATGTTGATCGCTGCATTAATATCACGATTGTGATTAGTATGACATACAGGGCATTCCCAATCACGAACAGACAAATCTTTTACCTGTTTATTGATATGTCCACAGGCACTACAAGTCTGTGAGGATGGAAAATATCTATCCACCTTCACAACCCTCTTGCCATTCCATTCAGCTTTATATGTTAACATAGTAACAAAGCTACCCCAACTTGCGTCAGATATAGATTTAGCAAGGCGATGATTTTTGACCATACCCTTAATGTTTAGGTCTTCGATACATATTGTATCATACCTACGTACAAGAGAATTGGAGCACTTATGCAGATAATCAGCACGGCTATTAGAAATCTTTTCGTAGAGTCTAGCAACTTTGAGTCTTTGGTTTTCAAACCCAATACTGCCTTTCTTCTTACGAGAAAGATGACGCTGTGCTATTGCAAGTTTGCTCTCGTATTTTCTTGTGTATTTATTATTATTGAAAGTTTCTCCTTCAGAAGTGACAACTAAGTCCTTCAACCCCATATCCAAGCCAACCGACTTATTAGTCTTTCTATGTGGTGTTATATAATCTTCTTCTGTGAACACAGAAACAAAATACTTTCCACTCGGAGTTTTACTAACAGTGACCTTTCCGACCTTTCCTTTTATTTTCCTATGCACTTGACACTTGATACCTTCTCTAAATTTAGGTATAAAGAGTCTGTTATTAGCAATAGAAGCGGAACCTGGAATTGTAAAACTATTCTTAGAACGCTTGGATTTAAACTTAGGAAAATTTGAACGCTTGCGAAAGAAGTTTATATAGGCTACTTCAAGACATCGAATAGAAAACTGCAAAGCATGAGAACTTACCTCATTAAGCCATGCGGTTGATTCTTGTTTCTTTAATTCAGTAAGACACTTAGCTTGTGCGTAATAATTATCACTTTTACCTGTAACCTTATACTGTTCTATACGTTGATCGAGGAAGTAATTATATACAAATCTAGCACATCCGAAATGCTTCGCTAGCAAATCGGTTTGCACCTTGTTTGGATACAATCTAAACCTATATGTTCTATGTATTTTACTCATATTATTTTAAAAACCTACTAAAAATATGTACTATTTTCGCTTTTAACCTTATACCTATAACAAACTAAATACAGTTATTGAAAAGTTATGTCCTGACTCGTGGTTTTAGTAATAGTATAAAGTCAATTACAAAAAGAAAGACGGAAAAAATACTCAGCTCTTTCTACATATAAGGAAACTACTAATAATCGGGGTAAAAATCGGGGGGAAATTTGTGGCAGGTACTATAATATCGACTCATTTCTAATATTAAATCCCCCTGCCATCACCCAACCCCGCTAAAATCACCCCGGAAATACCTTAATTGTGTAATATAAATGTGATTTTATGTATTGTATTGAAAAACTTATTATGGAGGCGAGAAAGAATAATAGTAAGCTCGATCTCAGTGTGTATCAAAGAATCAAGGCAGAGCAGGATAAGTATGTACATTCTGTTGGGCAAGTTGATGAAGTAGGCCAGGCGAAGATCTTACAGAAACTCTACAAGGATTATACAGTGTCAATCAGCGAGTATAAGAAAGCTGGGAGACAAGACCTAGTAGACAGTGAAGAGGCAGAACTTAAAGTACTTGAAAAATTAATGCCACCTAAGATGAATGAGGATGACATTAGGAGGATAATAGAAACTGCCTGTGATAGTCTTGGGAGAAAAGTTACCCTTGCTGATACTAAGACATTACTGGCGGAATTACAGAAAGACTACCCAGGAATTACAGGAAAGCAGGTAGTAGATGTAATTAAGGCGAGGTAAACAAAAAAAAGATTAGGATAGACTCTTATGTTCTATCCTTTTCTTTTCATTATTCTTTTACTAGTTTCTTCAGCTCTTTCATCATTCTCTTACTAACCTTGACCTCTTTACCATTGACAGTAACTGTAGTAGGTCTCTCATTTATCTTCTTACAACCACTCTTGCTCAGTTGTTCAAATATTTCATCCAGTACTGGTACTTCTCTCTCACTTACAGGTCTCCAAGAACTTTTGCAATTACATAGTACTTCGTTTCCAAAGTTACTAGACTTCAACGTAAACTCTATAAAGTCTTTATCCTTATACACTATTCGTTCTACAACTGGATTGTCGTGAGAATTAGTCTGTAGATAATTGCTAACAGCTTTCTCACATTCAAATCTTATGATATCACCTAATAATATATTTACTAAGTATCCATGGGACTCTTTCCTATTAAATGCCGCAAAATAGTCCTCTAGTTTGAAATTTCTTATAAACTTCATATATTTCGGATCGAAGTACCCCTCTCTTCCATCTAGAACTTGTAAGAGTGATGCCGCATTATTATCAATCTCAACTGAACATATTGGATACATACTCGTTGTAACTTCTTCGAATTTAATCTTAGTGCCAGATAGTAATGTTGGTATATGTTCTCCACTAAATAGATACATACCAGGACCAATAAAAGTTTTATACCCAACCTTAAACGTGCAACCAGCTTCAAGCCTCTGCATTACTCTATTGTTCAGCTTATTATCTAGAACTGTTCGTAGGTAGTCTAGGTACATACTATCTTCTTCAGTACTTCCCTCTACGACTGGGAGGTTATTACTAAGCAAAGAAATCTCATGTTTAATTGCTTGTCTGAACCTAGAACCTGCCTTACTGAGTATTACATATTTTTCATGACTACCCAGTGAATTCTCTTTGTCGTAATAAAGTCTCGATATTACATAGTTACCGATTACTTTGTCGATTGATAGTATAATACCTGTTCTAACCTCGACTACAATATCGCCGAACATCATATTAGGTGCACACATCTTATACTCAGGGAAAGCTCTCTTAAGTTTACGATCTAATACACAACCTGCTTCAGAAAACCACAGGTCTATATTAGTTGAGTTATTCCACGGATACCAAACTGGTTTATCTAAGTCTCGCTCACCCTTTTCCAGTGATATGTACTTAGTCCCCACTGTTTTCTTAGCGTGTTCGTCAGATAGAGAGTACCTACTATCCAAACTTATTACCTCTAATCTTCTTGACGCTTTACCATAATCTACCTCTCTCACTACATAAATCATATTAACAGGTCCACTAGTAGAGTTAGTGAAGTTCCCAACTCTTGATAGGTTCTTCTCTTTCTCATCATCACCTTTGTAGGTATAAAATTCTCCTACTTTTAATTCTCTTGTTGTTACTAATTTTTCTTCCATATTTTTAAATTGTTAATATATTATCTACCTATAAGGAATCAAGGGCAAAAAAATAAGTAGGAAAGTCTTAACTCTCCTACCTAATCTTACTCAACTACTAGCTCCTTAACAAAAGAACTGATGTAGTAATCCTCAATACACCTACTATTTCTTCTAAGGTATATTCTTATTAAGTCTGGTATGTAATCGTCAAAATTATCTTCTGTTATACTAGAGAAGATTTCACCCTCGCTTACCCTTTCTGCATACCTTCTCTTTGCCTCCTCACTACCATACTTGCCTAGATATAATTCATACAACTTATCTAGTGGCATCTTAGTAAGGTCTGGTTTCTGCATTACACCCTCCGCACTTCTTACTTGAGATACGCAGAGTGATCTAATTTTATCAAACTCACTAGAAAATAACTTATCTACCCTATCTGATAATCTTACATACCTTACTGCATCTTCCTCCTTCTGAAATAACTTAACAAGGTCGGTTGATTTAGACCTTTCTGTGTAGACTGCAAATACTCTCATACCTCTTTAGAATAATTTAATCTGTTCAATCCTAGCACCCCTATATCTTGACCTACTAACATTAATATACTGTCTCATCTTCTCTGGGTCACTTGCATTCTTAACCGCATACTCAAAGGGTCCTGTTTTTTCTAGCTGACTTAATCTTTCTTGGTCTTCCCTTACTTCCTCATCGTACTTATTACTTAGGTCTTCTCGCCATGAAAAATTCTTGTCAATACTTGAATACTTCTGATATACTTCATTGATTCTACCCTCAATCTCATTATACACTGGATCCTCTTCGTAGTACTTATTGGTCAAGTCATAGTATTCATAAGTCAGTTCAGTATCATCAAGTAGGGCCTTATTATACCTACTCTCTAATCTCCTCACTAACTCCTCGGCATCCTCTTTTCTTTCATACACTCTTCTAATATCATCATCCACACCATCATCAAAATCTGGCGTGTAAATATAGAGCGCGAATAATATCCTTTTCATACTCTACTAATATTTTTAATTACACACATGCGCTCAATCCTAACACGCAATAACATATTTTTCTTTCTCATACTATTAAGGAAACTAAGGGGAAATAAAAAAGAGAGCAAGGCAGTTTCACAACTACCCTACTCCGGAAAAATGTTAATAAATCGTTAAAAACTTATCTATGCAAAAATTGAAATACTTCCTTGTTCTAATGTTTTCTTCATATCTATTACTCTCTGATTCTCACTTCCCACCCAAGGCTTAAGAGGTGATTTCTTTGACTCAATAAATCTACCGTCACAAAGAACATCAATGTAACCTAAGATCTCAAGTTTCTCATCACCCTCTGCTTGTATTTGTTCAAGTGTATAACCAGTATAGAGCCAGATTGTTTTATCAGGGAGATCTTTTTTCAACCTCACTACCAAATCAAGTACCCCCTTCTTATTCCAGACTGACATAGGATCACCACCACTCAACGTAACACCACTAACATAAGGCTTTCTCAGATTACCAAGTAGTTCCTGATAATCCTCTTCCTCAAATTCATGCGCTTGGTCTACATCTGGGTCCCATGTAAATTGATTAAAACAGCCTGGACAATGATGAGTACAGCCTGAGAAGAATAATACCTCTCGTAATCCAGTTCCATTTAGTAAGTCGTTATGATACGTCTCTATTATTTTCATGTAAGTACTTTAATAAATTATCTAAACCCTTTATGTAGACTTTTTCATCCAGCTCATACGTTTTACTAGTAGAGAGCCCAACTGTTATTTGTTCGGTAATACAGCTCCTAGATAGCTCAAGTATATTAAAGTCAGTATTTACCACATAAATGATGTTCTCTAGTTTATCCTTTAGTACACCCTTTTCTCCTGTATAGATCCAAAGGAACCCAGCACAGGAAATCATCTTTCCCCTACAAGACATAGAGATATAACTTGTACCGCTAGATTTTGATAAACCTAGATCATGGGATGCGCTGGAAATACTATCATAAGTTTTTATTAACTTACCAAAAATATCATATCTCTCAACACCTCTACACAACTTCTTTCTTGTCAGTTTATTGTTCATATTTTCCTTATGTGTACACAAACGTAAATTCTCTATTCTATTATCTAAAGAGTCTGTGTTAATATGATCCACATCTAAACTACTATCTATAGGGTTACCATTATTACAGAAAGTTTCATAAACTAATCTATGAACCCTATAACATTTACCTTTTGAATTAAATCCCATATAATTTGAAGCAATTAAATGTCCAGGGGTCGTTATAAAGGTTTTACCACTTGAAGATTTGTGCTTGATTAAGCCATTATCTGAAACATAGGTTTCATTTTCTAACCTTTTTATCAGTTTCCAACATTTTGGCTTTCCATACTTCTTATAAAACTCTTCAAGATTAGTATCTACTTTCTCCCATCTAGTTTTACGGCTACCTCTTGTACGAGCTCTCCAAACTTTACTATCAAAGTTAGAGATCTCTTTTTTAGTTAGAGTACTTCTGTTTACCTCTCTAATAACACTTCCGCTTTTTAGGTCAACTTCTCTGTATACTATATTATCTTTTTTCTTGAATGACCTATTTTTCATGTTATCACTAATAGAAACCCATCTTAAGTTATTAACATGGTAGTTTTTAATATCTCGATCTATATGATCTACAATAACTTGATCACTACTCCCTGGAACTAAAAAGTTTTCTGCTACTAGTCTATGTATGAGCTTAGTATACCTCCTACCTAAGACAGGTAAACAAACCCTTGGATAACCATCTCCATGCGAGTGACTATATTTTAGTACAGGTCGTAATTTTTTATCTGAAACTCTTCTTACCTCACCTGACTTATTTATTTCAAAACGATTAATAGCTTCTTTAGGAATACCCTTAGTAAGTGGAATGAAATCTGAATCTTTTAATCCAATATACTCTTCCTTAATCATCTAATTTCCTTTCTTACATATTTACTCTATCTCCAATTTCTTTCATCTTACCCTCATTAAATCTGACATCACCTGTTCTAGTTCTGGTAAAACTTAAGTAACCATTCATTCTCCTAACTCGCACTATATCAGCACTTTGGCAAACAGGACACTTACATTCATCTGTACTGTCATTACCAATAAAATGATGACCACAACTTACACAATAATCTGCTTGATGATTTACACCTAAGTACAGACCCTTAGACATACCATACAGGATCAAAGACTTAATTCCCTCAGTATTATCTAAGGAGTTAATCTTGATGTGTGATATCTTGCCACCGTTTGAGTAATTCCAGAACTTAGACTCAGCATCCATCTTGTCAATAGGGCCAATGTCTTCTCTAACATTCAAGTGGAAACTATTTGTCAAGTATCCACCCTTAGTAATTATACCATTCTTCTCACCGTACTTGTTAATGAATTTCTCGTTAAACAATGGGAGAAGAGATTCACCTGGCGTTCCATACACTGCAAATAATATTCCTGTCTTCTTCTTATACTCCTCAGCCTTCTTTGATATATGCTCTAACGTCTTCAATGCAAAACCACTTTCGTCGTCATGGTGTGATTTACCTGTTGCAAGCATTGATAATTCATGAAGACCACCATAACCAAATGATACTGTTGAATACTTAAGAACTGGCTCAATCTTCTCATCTGGTTTTAAATTACCACCATCGAAACCGCCTTCACAGAATACAAGAGGACTACTAGATGCTCGAAGATTTGATAAGTATTTATAGGTTCTTACATTAATATTCTTTGCCATGTCTAGATAGAAGTCAAGTGTTTCTATCCAGTCTTTTCCTTCCTCTACTGATTTCTCATAGATCATTGGAAGGTTTAATGATATTACTCCGAGATTACACCTATATATCATCATCTCATCGTTATCATCTTGAGGCGTTGGTGTTCCTGAATTCTTAAAACAAGGACTCAAGAACGCTCTACACATTTATTCCCTAGTTACCTAAGGCACTGACTATATCATCTATTACAATTAACTCCTGTAATAGTCTTCCGCTTCGATCTAGTTCTCATCTCTAGACCTACTCCCCTACACTCATCAGGGATAGTCGATACACTTTCTAAATTAACTTAACTTAGCTTAGCACGGTCTCATCCTAGTAGGACCTAACCGTTAGCAAGATTTTACTCTTACACCCGCGAGAAACGGTTCAAAAGATTTTAAATGGGCTGTAGACTCTTGCTTACCCATTGGACTTACAATTTTTCCCCACTTATGATATACATCACCTACATAGTTTGGAGTTTCACCATCTGCTGTTTGATCAAGGCTTAAGTAGTCTGGATATTGAGCGATCTTAGTACACTCAATCGCTTCATCGAATAACCACTCTAGCTCTTTACCTTTACCATGCAGGTCTGAATCAAAGAGGAATATAAGTTTTGGAAATACAACAGGAACTTTGCTCCCCGGCTTTCCTTGACCACCTTTTCTAACTTTCAAGATAGTCGATGCAATCAAGCTTCCCCACTTAGACTTATCATGTCCGAAGGAGAAGGACAAAAATGGGAAATCTCCGCGACAACTTGCAACAGAACCACTACTCATTTCGATCTGCTGGAAACCTGTCTCGGCCTCTCTTATTACTCTACCGACTGCATATTTCTCTTGTTTTTCTGGATCTACTGTACAACCCGCATCTTCCATTAACTCCTTATACTGGTTTAGGTAAAAATCATATGACTTCTGAGCATAAGGGGCAAGTACTGTATCAATCTCAGGAGCTGTCAATCCACCATACTGATTACCTGCTATCACACTAAGTACATCAGCTGTGACAGAAATTGCCGCCTGAAGTGATTGTGGTTCGTTGTATTCTGTATTAGACAACATAAAACCATCCTTTAGTATCTTACCTAGGTTAAACAAAGAACAATTACCGGTGGGTATACCACCCTCTAGTACGAAAGAGTGGTCATCTTCTACTTCAAGGCACCATACCTGAGCCTTATTATTTAAATAAGATGGGGTAATTGATCTAACTCTCCAATTCCTATTATAACTAGAGCTTACTGCATAGTTCTTAGTTTCTTTTTTTCTAACACCAAAGTTAGTAACTTGTCCTGTTAAATCCCTGACTGATGTTACGAAATACCCAGCAATATTTAGTAAATCATAAAGGTGTTTATTTATTTCCTCACCAGTTGATTGAATTCCATCAAACTTTAGTGTAGTACCAGGTATTTTTGACCCATCTGCACACATTAAACCATTCACATAGTACTGGATATCCTCAGGTTTAGTGAAATATAACCAAGGGATCTCTTTACAGTGCCCAAAATCTCTAATATACACTAGTGTGACTTTTTCTTTTATACCGCTCTCTGTTACACTATACCCACAATCAATAAATCTCTGTGAAAAGTCCTCTATTTTATGTCCACATAGACGTATCGTAGTGACATCGTTATAACCATCTTTATGGCTACTTCCATCACCTAGTGCAAATCCCCAACACCAAAGTTTCTTTTCTCTTAAGCTAAGATCATTCCAATCGAACTCTGTTATATCTGGCATCTTGAGTAGGTAATCCCCTACTTTCAAGTTAGTAGTAGTAGTGTTATCTTCTAGTATCCACCTATGGTTTCCAGTACAGTAGATAGTTCTTTTTAATCTTCCACCCCTACCTATTACTACTTCATTTAATCTCTGCCATCCATAACTTCTAACAACTGCTTTTTTCCAATTACCATAAGGAGTTAGAACAGTTATCTCATCACCATCTGAGAAATCATAGAAAGACTTAACACCAACACTAGTAATAAACTTAGTATCTCGCCTAAAACAATTCGTGGTATCAAGTCTAGCTGATTGGTCATGTGCATAGATATAACCATCAGATAGTGCTTCTCTTTCCATTTCATTCAGGAAGACTCGCCTGTATCTTTCCTTCTGTTGTTCTCCATATATCAGGCTTCTTTTCGTTGATACAAGGGAGCTATCACAGTTTGCATTTGATTTATCTGCTTTGTATGATAGTTCTAAGGTCTTTGCATCAACAGCCTCCATTATTTTCTGGGCATCGATTTTATAGTTTCTATATTGCCTATAAGATTCAGCCACCTTATTAAATCCACACTCATCCAGGGACACTTCAACTAGCTTATGTAGTTTCCTCACTGTTACCTCTGGCTCCTCAATTCTGCTCACCACTGCATCGCTTACCTTCTTGCAGTCTTTATCAGTCATGTCAAATAATACTCTATCTGCACTTTTTCTGATAGCGGCATGAATCTTCTTAGGGTCGAATGCTTCAGTAAATCCGGCTCTCTTCTTCTTGACAATAATCTTTTCGACTTCCATCATTAGTTTTTCCTTCTTTATTATTATAGATTTTCATACTGAGACTCATCACTGAATCTCTCGTCATTTTCAGTCAACATGTTCCATAAATTTTTGACCAAGTACCTTTTCTATGTAGTCCTTGGCGTTTTCTATTTTTACTACACTGTCAATCTTATTATACTCCTCTGTAAACCTGACATACTTTCTCTGTTTCTCAAGGTAATCATTAACATCCTTGAAACAGCCTGCTCTATATTGATCTTTTAGTACCACGTCCCTTATAAAATCAACGTCTTCCTGTACTAGTAGAATTTTCCTTACCTTGCAACCCCTAAGTAAGACTAGTTCTTCCTGTACTGCTGACCCTATCATCTCTAAGTCTCTCTGTGATCCTGGAAAGCGGGTTCTGAGGGTATGATAGAATATTGAATCACTAATACCTCTTTCTATGATAGCGCTTCCCTGTTCATTAATACAGAGACCGCTTAAAAATGATTCGAGTCCTACCAAGTGAAGAATGCCGTAGTTCAGGTCGTTATATTCAGTCAGGCCATCAAATATAGTAGTCTGATATTTTTTCCATGACTTGATTTTCGACCTCATTACTGGCAAATCATACTTGGACAATTTCGAATCGATTGTAGCGCTTTTCATTGCACCACTCATACCATAATAAATTTCTACTTCCATATTATCATTGTTCATTTCTATTAATAAGGCAATAATAATAGGAAACTTGCAAGATTGTACGGTTCGGAGAAGAAAAAAGTTAAGGAACGAACACACTGTCATTCCCTAACTGTTGCTTATGGTCTATCGTAGTTATAAGTTATTCCACCACTTAAATAACCAGGCAGTCTAGCAGATATTTCGTTGATTTTATTGTTCAGTAAGAAATTATCAATATCAAGACTACTTCTACCTGACATAGAATCCCAAGTATCTAAGACACTCCCTAAGTACCTGTTATTCTCTAGCTCCTCCATGATAATACCAACTAAGTCATCGTTAATATAATCAGGAACTTCAGACTCACACATCATAGTAAGTCGTCCATACTCATACTTAACATAGACCTTGAAACTGTCTTCCCATTTGTCGGAGTTGCTAAGAAGTACTAATTCTAAGTCTGGTATCTTAGGTGGCATGTTCTTATAGTACTTATCACCATACCTCAATACATACCAACCTAATTCAGGACTAAGATCGGATAGTTCTAAGTTAAATCTCTTACTTGTCCATCGATCTTTAAACTCATTCCCACTAAAACTCTTCCATCCTACCATACTACTTACATACTAATTTTGTAATACCACTATCATTAAGACTTAGCTGTATTGACTTGTTGTTGAATGCTGGAACAGACTCCATATGACTACAAAGCATGATACACCCAATATTCATCTGACTGAGAAGATCAATACAGATTTCATGATTCTTCGCATCTAAGTGTTTCAAGAATTCATCCATCACTAGTAGTCCCATCCTAGTTACTACCTTAGACAGGAAGTTAATGTCGAGTATTGTCTTCTGTCCATCACTACAATTCTCATAGCTTACTTCATTTCCGCCATCATTAATATAGTGTGAACCAAGATCTAAGTGCTCAACCTTACCACGCCTTGTTCTGATTACCTCATACTTAACGCGATTATCACTAAACTGTTCTGCGAGACGTGACATAATCTCCTCATAGATCTTACCAGTTGGACCAGTAATTTCTTGATATCTTGCCAACATCTCTGCACTCTGACTAATCTTATCAAGTTCAGCCTGACAGTTCTGAATAGTAGAGAGAGTTGAGTTTCTATCACCCATTAACTGAGTATATTGATCCCACACCGACAAGTCACTTTCAATCTGTGCCATAGTCTCCATAAATCCATGAGGCAGTTCAACTTTCATTGGCTCTGCTCCCATCCTCTTAATAGATTCCACTACGCTTCCTAATTGTGACTGTGTCTGCTCTACTCTCTTAGCTAGGTCATTGATTGTACTAACCTCTACCATCAACTCAGTCTGTCTCTTACTCAAGTCACCTAAGATAGTTTTACAGCCAGTGTCAATTTCATCCTTACTAATACCTGGATACTTATTGAGGAACTTTTGATACTGCTCTGTCTGTTGGTTAAGGAGTTCTTGTATCTTATCACTTAGTTCTTTCTTATGTTTTTCTAAGTGTTCCTGATTCTTTAACTCCTGACCACAACTAGGACAAACTTTCTTACTATCAAGTCCCTTCAGCTCAAAGTATAATCTCTTACCCTCTGTCTTAATCTGGCCAAGTTCCTGTAGTAGTTCATTGAGGTCATTAATTTCCTTCTTAATGTCTTCAATTTCTGGACTAATCTGGCTTTGGTAATCTCTCTGCCCTGCTTGTCTAGCCTGAAGTTCACTAAGCTGTTCCTCTAACATACCTCTCTTAGCAGTTAGGTTGGCAGTATTAGTTAGGTAGTCATTATACTCTTTCCACGCCTTCTGTAAGTTAATACCATCTTGTTTTTTATTCCACAAGTCTTCCTTACTTAGTTGTGGTAGTACTATGAGACCTAATTTTTCATCAATATACTTAATAAGCTCATTGTTCTTATCAAGCGTTTCTCTCCAACCTTGTGCATTCTTAGTAACTTGTTCATATAGTAAGTCAGCCGCTTCATGAAATGTATCAATCTTGTCCATCTTATAGAACTTTGATACAATCTCAGACTTTCTCTCAGGCGTAACACAACCTATGAACTTTGGATGATTAGAGTCGAAGAAGTAGACGTCCATGTAATCGATGAATGGAAATCTAGTGTGAAGTTCAAGATCGAGACTAGCCTTATTGTTAGACTTCTGCTCTTCACCATTTATGTAGAACTTTGTATAACCAGCACTACTCTTTCCCTTCAATACACAACCTCTAGTGATCTTGTATGTACCACCTTGATATAAGAACTCTACCTCAGTCATGCACTCACTTGCTCCGAACTGTACATACTCCTTGATGTTTCTGTTTTCAAGGAATGCATACTTAATGGCACTAAGCAAACTACTCTTACCACTACCATTCTCACCCGTTACAAGTATCTTATCCATGTCACTCAAGAATAGTTCAGTCTCATCAATACTTCTCCAATTCTTACAGTAGAACCGAGTAATGACGAAATTGAAATCTACCTCCTTAGACTCAACATCCTTGACACACTTTAAGATCTCACTATGTACACCTTGTAAATTATTAGATCCGATTACATTACTAATCAAGCCGTCAATTTCTTCCCAAGCTGGTACATTAATGTTGTTTACGTTTCCATTGATTGTGAGATTCTCTGGCTTATATACATTCCAGGTTCCCGTCTCATCATTCCAACCCTCAGCAAGTCTATCTGATGTATACTGAAAGCGCATTAAGTTGTTGTCGGGATTTAAGTTTACCCATTTAAAACTCTTATCTGCACAATCTAAGATAACACCAGTACTTTCTTCACTGTCTGACATCTTACAGCGCTGAGGAATACCAATACTTACATACTTACCAAGCTGAGCAGGTCTATGTATGTCTCCACAAATAGCCAGGTCGAACTTAGTCTCGTCTAGTACTTGTGAATGAATCCTATCGCTATCTGTATATGATATTGTTGCATGAGTAAAGAGAACATCTAACTTTCCATTAATCCAGGTCAAATCAAACTCTGGCCTCCAATTATAAAAGCCAATTCTCTTACCATCTATCTCTACTTCCTTACAATCAGCATAATGTAGATTAGAAGGCAACATAACAGATAAACAGGAATCAGTAAACTCAGAAAAAACAGATTTATTATCTTGGTCATGATTTCCCCATATTATATAACCAACTCTGAAGTTCTGCATGATCTTATCTAGAAATGACTTAACCTCTGCTTGTACGTAGGGTCTATTTATTGTCTTCTCTAGTACATCACCTGCAAATACAATTACACTTGCACCTTCAGCTTTTCCAACTTTTATTATATTATCTGCTACCTTCCTAGACTGAAATAATCTAAACTTCTCACTAGGATTTCTCTGTGGGTAGTCGTGAATATGAATGTCACTTACTGCTAGAATCTTTGTCATACCGTCTTCATTAGAGTTGAGTAATTATTCATTAACCACGTAAGAGCTGCATAGGAATGTTTACAGAGAGTTGTTGTCTTAGCTCCCTTCTTTGGTGCATTATTAACAGCAGGACCAAGTTCAATACTAGATCTCTGCGTGATAAACAATGAATTCCTATGCGATAAGATATAAGCTGATCTATACTTGAAGTCAGAACAGTCACAGTATATCTTAACTCTATTATTCTGCCAATTGCTCAGTGAAAAATCAGGGTCAAGCTCTATGAAAACTACGTGATCATGGCCCTTCTCTGAATTAACCCTGAACTTTAAGACAATATGATAGACCTTGATTGCCGGCGAATTTGAGAAGAAGGATTTAAACTTGGCTAATACTCCTTCCGGTTTTACCAAGTGATATACCTTCTGAAGACTCGCCGAACAACTACTAGCCCTACCAATCCTACCACTATCTATGTTCATCAGCTCACCAATTGTAAACTGGCGGCCAAATAAACTACCTAATACACTTCCTAACATAAGGCTTAATATATTTCTTCCTTACTCTGGGTCACTGTATTAATGCTCCCGGTTATACTCACGATCTTACCAACGTTCTTGAGATAGATACCAGAAAAAGTTGGTACCGCATTCTCATTCTCGTTGTTTGTATAGACTGGCTCTGCAATACCATCACTCAAGACTATACCATTTTTCTTGATCTCCTTGGTAATCTCATTAAACTCATATACACTACCATCGGATGAATTAATTTTTACCATACCTTAAAAATTCTTTATTAAATCTACTTGTAAAATTATTATAAAAACTAAAACTACTAATACCAGTCATACCATATTTATTACAGAATGCAAGCCAATCACTGTAAGGTTTGATTGTTCCATAATTAGGTAGACCCTCATGAATTATTCTCCTAGCCTCTTCTAAGCCAGGGTACCTCCAAAGGTCAAAAGATTCATACTGTTTCTTAAAGAGATCTACGTCATTAATACTAGAATAATCTCCCTCTAAGATCTCAGCAATCACCTTATCACCCTTCGTACCTTTCTTTCTCGTTACTCTCATCCCATTATGTCCCATACCAATTGCATCACAGTAAGCCTTGTATTGATAGAGTCCAAGCTTTCCCTTAAACTCATCTGGCATTTCACTGTATATCTCACTGTATGTTCTAATCTGTGGACCACCTTTATCCTTACTAGTTGGAATCTTGAAATAATCCATCTTAGGCGACAGAGAGTAGAGTAAGTCGGAGTCTTTTGTTATTATCACGCTAGGTTTATTATCTGTTTCATATAATTCCCTACTCGCTAAGTAAACCAAGTTGTCATATTCCCAACCTGGCACGAAGAACGATGGCACTCCGAAATCTACTAAGTGTTCAATAATTGCATACTTAGCCGTTCTTCTTACTTCATTACTGTATACTTGATTTTCTGCTGTCTCGATCTCTTCCTTACTGACACTAGGATCACTCTTTAGCTCTTCTAGTAATTCTCTCGTCATGTAAGTATCTTTTGGTGATGCGGTGCCTTTCTTTGAGCTAATATCACCTCTACTGTCTTTATACGCACCCCCAAGTAAGTGAGTCGTATAGTAACCACCAAAATCCGGAGACCACTTATCACAAATAAATACGTACTTATCCGCAGTAACCCCAAAATCACGAGGTATCTTATTCAATGTATAGATGCAACTTTTAATTAGATCTCCCACTGTATATTCTCCTGCTTTCTTACCTACCGAAATACCATAATGATTTCTCGCTAGGATATAACTATTGTCGATTAGTGCGTACTTATATTTGTTACCTGAATTCATTTACGATTTGTGTGAATAAAAAGAACAGAAGAAACCTATACTATAAATCTCTTCTGTTCTTATTTGTCTATGAGTACTTACCTCTCATTAGAAAGGTAAGCTATTTCCGTCTGAACCAGTAGGATTACCAAAACTTGATCCTCCATACTGCTGCTGACTATTACCTGGATTAACAGGGGCACCAGTTATGCTATCAAAATGTGCTGCTGGTGGTGTGTTGAATGGGTCAGTATTTCTACTAACTACTTGCTCAGGATTGTTAGCTACATTATTATTCTCGTAGCCAGCCTGTGCATTACCCTGTGCTGGACCTGACATACTAGCAAGAACTGGATCATTTGTTGCCTGACCCTGCTTGTTAGTTGGTGTCTGGTTCATCAATACGGTCTTATTAGTCTCTTCGATTGCCTTCTTGATTGCCTCGAGACTATTACCACCACTAGCCTTTTCCATCTTAATCTTAGTAAGCTGGTCTGTCATATACTGGATTGTCTCCTCAATGAGTCGTCTGTTGAAAAGACGCTTCTCATTTGATGGTGTACCTTCCTCACTACCAGCTGCCTGCCAACCTAAGAAGAGCTCAACTGGATTTTCCATAATCTGAGCTGCCTCCTCTGAGATCTCTGCATTCTCTGTGATAGGTACTGGACTAACCTTATGAACTACTGATATATTAAAACCAGGGCCACCAGCATTAACACTAACTGACATCATAACAAAACCCTTACGACCAGTTAAGTTCCTGTTGTAGGTATCGCTGAGCCAATCCTTGTTAAGGGAACTCTCAGTAATGTTAGTATCCTCAATGTTACTAGCTACTAAGTCCATAAAATTCTTAGCAGTTAATACAAACAGGCCATCAAAATTCTGACGAGCTGCTTGCCTTGTGTTACCCTCCTGCCAAAAGTTCATAGCATGAGCACAGAAGATAGTATAGTTCTTCTTGCGGACAAAGTTCTTGATAACCGGATCCATTGCATGTTCACGACCATCAACCTCCTTATAGAGCTCATCAAAAATTACATAAGCCCTGTTAAGAACTTCCTCTTCCTCTGCAGTTAAGCTACTAACCTCACGACCTGAATCCTTGTCCTTAATCACATATGCTGACTTAGGAAGAATTCTAATCCAAGCGTCATAAACAGATTCTGTACCATCACTACCCATGTTCTTACGTGGCATTCTAACCTCACGTGTTCCCATAAGTGTGACATAAGGAAAATCAGATACAGTACTGTTCATTGGCAGTAACTGATATTTACCTAAGTTTCCCTTGAAGTTACAGAATACCTTCTCAATCTGCTTCTTCTTTTCAAAATTTTTACTCTTAGTCATTGGTTTAATCTGACCAATCTTCTCCAAAAAAGAATCTACATTGTTAAAACTCATAAAACTTAAAATTTAAAATAAAAACTTTATATAAAATAATTCACTTGCGTAGAGAGACTTCAATTCTCCCTACATTAATAAGATTTCTAAACGATCTGAGATGACAACTTATCAAGGCCATCCCTTCTCTACATATAAGATATCTAGACGCCCTTACCTACATTTATTACCACTACAAGATCACCTTATTTGTCTTCAGTAAGTCCATATCAAGGTAAGTTTTCCCCAAGTTAACACCTACCTGATGCTCTGCCCAACCTAGTGATGTTAAGTTCCCTAGGCCATCCATCAACACAGATTCAGGCAGGTTCAAGAGTTTAGGAAAATATAGTACTACCTTATCTGTGTCAGGCATACTATCAAGCTGACCATCCTCTAACCACCTTACTACATCATCACCCCCTGGATAACTTAAGACGTCACCATTCCAGCAAAGTGAATAGTTAACTCGCATGATGTAAGGCTCAAAATGAACCCTCCCCACCAATGACTTATCACCTAACTGAATACGACTGATGATGTGATTCCGCCTCTCTAACAGCTTATATATGTTTTCAAGCGGATAGTCTGGGCGGTTGATAATGATGGTCTTGTTAATAATATAAGATACCTCCCCCGGATTAACAAGGATACCACAATTACCAATCCTAGAATTCGTCGGCTCCTCTAAGTAAGTAGCCTCAATATTAGATAAGATACCATCATTAAATACCATAGTTCGAGTCTAACCAAAAATTATTACCGCCTAGTTCAAACAAGACAGACTCATCATAATCCTCCATGTCATCAATCGTACTCACCCTAGCATAAACATAAGTAAGTGTCCTAAGTCGTCCCTCCTTATTAACCGCTCTGATGTTATAAAGAAATTGACTAGGTATTTTCTCAACTGCGCTACTAGGTAAGGCAGAAAATGGTAGAGGTAAGAGATCATCTACACTGTCACCCTCCACAAATATATCGGCAGGGTCAACAACTTCAAAATAAACAACTTTCTTTTTCTTCGCCATACTATTAATCTAAAATTTATATTACCACATATAAGGAATTACACAATAGATGGCTGCAAAATTGTCAACCTTGGTCCAAACCCATTATCATCTCCCTTAAGTCATCGTCAAGGTAGAACACATTAGACCTATCCTTAAACTGCCGAAAATTACTGCGAAGGTAACGTTTGAAAGACTTATACATCTCACTATCACCTCCAGCCTTTGAGATTACCCTGAAGAACGGATTAAACTCTGACTTCATCTTAATATATGAATCCAGGGCCTTATCATTCTCCTTGTAGACTATCTCAACAACACTGAAATAATTGTCTAAGTTACCTCCCTCACAACCAAGCATTTCAATAAATACTATCATACCTTCTTGCTTAATATTTTTAAACCATTTACTCTCTTGCCACCTATCTGTATTAAACACTTCTTAATATCAAAGTAGTTTCCTAGATCTGTTGCCTTCGCATTTACCTTATAGCCTATCTCCTTGTAAATATCTTTCAGTCTGTCTTTAATGTAGACGTTAGTATGTGACTCACCTACATTAAACTCACTTAATATTCGGGCGCTTAAAATACTAGTATCAAAACTCATTACACTAAGCCTTCTATCAAGTTCAGATGTCTTATACCATACTGCCTTACAAACATCAAGACCCAGGACATTTAAGTACACATCAAACTTCTTCTCCTCTATAAACTGTAAGATGGATGTATTACCAACCTTCCTACAATACTCACAAAGATACTTGAACTTGTACTGCCTATCTGTCAGTTTACTATACCCTCTAAAGAAATCCTCAAGTTCCTTTAAATCTTCCTCAGGCACATCTTGTAAGTCTATGCCGAGTATCTCCTTAACATGCTTCTTTATATCCATACTCCTATAATATAACATGCTAATTATTATATCCTCAGGCTTACCACTGAATACTTTAGAAATTTTATCCCAATTATATAAGATGATTGGTTTGTAAAGTTTAAGATAGAGCCTAACATTTTTCTTTGGTTTCTTTATCTTACTACAGAGACTTACTATATCACCTACAGAATTGAGATTATCTATGAGCTGATCAATCTCAAGATCTCTCACAAAAACTTCAGTCCTTCTATTATGTCTTTTATCTCTTAAGTAACTGTGTATAATACTTTCACAACCCGTATTAAACTTATCACCATCCAATTTCTTAATGACCTCGAAAGACGTGTTATGAGATATATAAGCACATAGTCTCTTGTTAAAATTATTAGAGAATCCAATTTTAATAACATCGAAAGAATTACCACCTATCTTCTCCCGAGCTAACATATTTATAAAGTATAACATTACTCTCCTTTCTTGTTTATTAGTTTTAAACCATTTATCCTCTTACCTCCAGCTAGATTAATAGTGCAAGTTTTAGTGTTGAAGTAGTTATTAAGGTCTGTTGCTTTTGCCTTTATCTTATAGCCTACTTCACTGTAAATTTCATTTAATCTAGTTTTTATTTGAGTATTTGGATAAGACTCACCTACTTTAAACTCACTCAGTATTTTAGAGTCCAGGAGATCTGTATCAAAACTCAATACACTCAATCTCCTATCAAGCTCGGCAGGTTTATACCATACTGCCTTACAAACATCAAGACCCAGGACATTTATATATTCGTCAAACCTCTTTTCTTTAATCTGATTTAGGATTGACGTATTACCTACTCTTTCACAGTACTCACAAAGATACTTAAGTTTATAGAGTCTGGTACTTTGCGCCTCGTAACCTTTAAAGAATTCCTCAAGTCCTTCCTTATCTTCAATCGCACTAACATTACCAAGCTCATTGAAAACAGTGAAACGATTTGCATAGTCGACTTGTTGAATTTCATAGGCTCTCATCTCTGATACCATTACTAAGTTATTAAAGACTGGCGTTAGTATTGTTTCACCACCTACCTTCTTTCTATTAACCGCTACAAAGTCATCCTTATAGTTCATATACTTTGCAACAATCTGGTAGTTTTCTGATAAGTATTTCTGTTCATCACTGTTACCTTTATCGAATACAGATAATAAGTTCTCAGATTTCTTTATCTTCTTCTTTAGTTTATCTGCAAAAGTTTCTGGTGTCACCTCTTTACCTGGCGATAATGTCTTATAAAATAACATCGCCTCATTTCTCCATGGATTCTCTTTTAACCTCTGACGTCCTAGTATCTGGGGTAAGTCTAGAGATATATCAACTGCCAGTGTATCAATATCTGCGTCACTGATTACATAAGACTTTGCATTGTCACTATAAAAGTCAGCACCAAGATAAACAGTCCTAGTGCAGAAGGTAAACATTTTTCTAGGCTCATTCCTCAATGGAACAGTGCCTATCTTATACTTAGCACCTAACCTTTTCTTTATCTTATTTGCGTTATCCTGTGTATTAGCAACGAGTATATTCACTTGATCTGGGGTTAATCCCGCTCTTTTGATAATGCTAGTGATGTTATTAACTGAATTAACATAGAAAACAGCTTCCTTAGATTCTACTTTTCTAACACCTTTTTTACAAGTTTCATCTTTAACATACCTATAGTCAAACTCACCATTTAAGTATGTCTGTATAATAGGAGTAACCTCAGTAAGAACACCTTTTAGATTTCTAGTAATGATCTTTGGCTTATTTACTCTCCCTGGATCTTGTGCTTCCCAGTCAAGTTCATAATATGGTAAGTCTTTGAATTCCTCCAGCATTTCAAGATACTTATCAATCATTGGCGTAGCGCTGACATAACACACTCTTTGTATTCCTTGTAAGTTATCAACAAACTGCATCTCTGTATCGGACTTAAACTTACTGTCGGTGAATATGCTTTGAAATTCATCAACTACGACCCTGAAGTTATCTAAGTTATCCTGATGATTAATGATATCCTTAACAATCCTAAATGAATCGTAAGTAACCAAGATTTTCACACGTTTATTGTTTAACCTGCAAGCCTTGATATAAGTACTGATCTTGTAGGTAAGGCTATCAAAGAAAGATTTTTTATCCTCCTCCTCTTTCTTTATTTTCTCAGGATCAGGTTTATCAAGCCAGTCAAACCTATTGCCTCTGTACTTTGGAAATTTAGTAAGGTCTTTGTCAGTACCAACTTCCTTTTCATATTCATTTACTACCAAAAAAACCTCATCCTTGTGTTGATCGTACTTGTTCTGTAGTAAGATCTTTCTAGGACTACACAAGATGACATCCTCGTTGTTAGTAATGCAGTATTCAGTAAATCCACATCCTGGTATCTGTTTGTTCAGGATGTGGGGGAAGTTGAAAATACTGTAACCTTCCCATTCGCTCATGTACCTAATTTTTTCTGGTACTAAAATTGTTTCTTTCTGCATATGCTTTAACTTTTATTAATATTTTGTTAACATATTTTTCGAGATATGGTCCCGTCGCTGGGAGCTAGGTACCACACTCGCTTGGGTAAACCCAAGACATTTCTAATTACACTTATAAGGTTTTTAAAAGTAAAAACATACAATTTTGCATAGTTTATAATGCTTTCAAATAGGATCTATCTTATAATAAAAATAGCTTCAAAAAATTATGCACTATTTTATGTCTCCAATAATTTCTCCACTACACTCTCCGCTATCGCTCCGAGATGTAGTTCCGCCATTATTTCCGACTCTTAAAAAATGTTAACGGGGGAAGTACCGCCCTAGTCTTTCTCATTTTATCGATTCATACTTCGCTTCGCTCCGTAGAATCTCAAAATTTCGCAAGCCGGAGAAAATCATAATCTCTTCTTCAGACTCCTTAAGGCGAAGCCGCATAGTGAAATGATCAGTGATGCCGAGGGAGCGAAGCGATTTGAGGTATCTCTTTTACTGATCATTTTGCTAGTTCTCTTTACTGGAACTTCTTCTGTTT